GTCGTCCACTAGACGGAGTTTTTCACGGGCCTGTTTGTACTTGCCGCTCCGAAGAGCGGCTACCCATCGTTGCAGTGGGTGCTCAGTCATTTACCAATCCCTCCGGTTCGGACTCGATGAGGTCAGCAATCTCCTCGAAGGAATGCATGTTGTCATTGAGTCTTGTGAGCGAACTTCCACGATAACCGCCCGAGGAGTTCGCTAGTCCTAGCCAGTGTTGAACTTTCGCTGGTAGATCTGATATCTTCTCGTTATACTGCCAGCGTCCGGTGTGGTCTTTGTTGAGATCAAGATCCCCGACCTCATCCTGGTAGATTTCACAGGCTACTCCCAGGCAGCAGTAGCTGTCAAACCTCCTCAGGGTATAACGGCCCTGTTTAAACTTGCCGCTCCGTAGGGCGGCAACCCACTTTTTACGAGCCTCCTTGGTTGTCATAGGACGAACTTATAGAGGCCGAACCCCACTAGGGCAATAGCCAGGATGGGGAGGAGGAAGGCCACGACGCTAACCACGAGGCCCGCAATGAAATGCAGAGCCGTGAGGGCGACCATGAAGGCCAGTACGGCAAGTCCAATTGTTTTAAGCACCTTAGCTCCTTAGCTGAGGACAGCAGTAGTAGTGCCAAGCATGCTAACAGCGCCCCAAGCCCTTGTCAAGAGGCCCTAGCTGGCCCCTAATCAGAGATGGCAAAGTATTCGTATAAGCGCTTCTCCGTCTCGAAGATAGCCGACATAGGTCCATGGCACACTGAGCCAGACTATGACGTAAAGCCAAACAAGAATTTCGATATGGTAGCTGCTGCTGCTCGGGAACTGGCAAAAGAGATCGAACAGGGCACGCTCAATAAGGATTCGTGGATGAGCGTAATGATTGGCATTTACGAAGCTAACGGCTATCAGCACCCTACGACCCAAGAAGCCAAACAAGCCATGGAAATGGCCCAACAAATCGTCCTTAATGGGCAAAGAGGCGAGGGCTCTCCCAATATCTTTAACCGCAAGGTATACGACCAGCCGAGGCTGGACGATCTAGCAGAGACGCAAATGGATTGGACGCCGATGCCCGAGGGCTTGGCCGAAAAACTTCCAGGCTGGGGAGAATTTCCATCAGGTTGGGACCATCCTGCATTTAACCCCGGCAGGATGCGCTGGGGATCAACTAAGACAGCGGACAAGCTTCATGATTTCCTCATGAATCCTAAGAGTCGGCCTGATCTTCAGACCCCTGAGGCTCAGGAATTTCTTAATGCTTTGAAATTAAGATATCACAACGAGAAAACAGATGCCTTGATGCCTTGGCTAACCCGTGAGTGGAAGAAGGGGAGGATTAGGACAAAACCTTCCCGTGACCCTTTACGGCTTGAAAATGAGCGTTTCGCTACCCCCGAACTTTCATGGCAGATTCCGGTTATTCAATTTATGGAAGAAAGTGAGCGCCATCCAGGGGAATATAGAGAGGCCATTCCAAATGTAGAAAGAACTTATGCCGAAAAAGGAGAAGACGCTAATCAACACTTTGTATATCCTGATTTCAGCGTAAGGGATATAAACCACATGGGGGATTTCCTAAATTCAAATCATCCCCTTAAGCGCGAAATGGGCGACATCATGCAGCATCAGGTTCCCGCGTTTAAACAGCGTATTCGCGACTGGGATAAAGCTATGGAGGAGGAGGCTGAGCGTAAGCGGGCTGAAAAGCGGGCAATCTCAGGGGAGACCGTTCATCAATGGCCAGATGGGTGGACCATTAAGCGTCTACATACGCCCGAAGAGCTTCGCGACGAGGGAGATGTAATGGGCCATTGTGTGGGTAATTATGGCGATGAGGTGCGGAACGGCAGTACCTCCATCTATTCGCTACGTGACCCCGCAGGCGTTTCCCACGTCACCACCGAGATCCAGCCCCATTATGTTATGGATGAATCGGGCCATCGACACAAAAAGGATTTCCTAGAAGGTCCCTTTGAGTCCCATGAAGTTATCCCTGAGCATGGAGAGGTAAGAGAACTCCAGGGTCGGGGAAACTCAGAGCCAAAGGATGAGTATAAGCAGCGTATGCGAGAATGGTTTAATACCTTCCCCGAGGATACTCGGCCCCAATGGGGAGAAAAACGTTGGTTCGAAGATGGCGGTGAGTACTTAACAGAACCAAAAGAGATCGAGCCCCATCATCTTGCACTACCTGATGAAAAGGGGCTCGATGAGTATGGTCTTAGGAAACCGCCTGCGGAACATGAGGTTGATTGGGAGAAAATGCTTCAGGGCAATCAGCACTCGGAATGGGGCCGTCACGAATCCCCCCATGATGAAATGCAAAAGGTTTACGAACTAGCCAGGGCGAGGAACGAAATTCCTCAATTAGCAAATGAGGCTGAATATGCCCATAATAAAGCTATGGAGGATTTTGATAGTCTTGAAGAGATGAATCACGATTGGCTCCATAGTTACACTGGGCCTAATCCTGAATTTATGGAGCCAGAGGAAATTCAAGAGCATTACGGATTAGACCCCACTAGTCCTGACTATAATGACGCTCTTTCGGCAGAGCAGGATGACTGGTTCCAGCGCGAGCAGGAGGCGAGGGATGAGCTTGCGGAAAACCATGAGTCCACCCAGCGCATGAACGCTCTATATCAACATCTAAACGATCACTATCGTGAGGGCCAAGGTTACGTCAACCTACCGCTTCCTAAAACGACATTCTCATGGCAAATCTAGGACATCCCCATTTAAACGCTAGAGGCGAAGTCTGCTATTGCGGCTTTGGTAAGAACCAACCCCAACTGGATTGGCATCTTGGGGCCGCCCAAGTAGTTGAGGAAAATCATCTCCCCGCAGACCCTAAGCATGAACCCGGCAGACCCTTTGTTTATGATCCCGAGGAGAACACGGTGACGATTGGCCCAGAGGGAGGGAGTCACTGGCATCTTATTGAAAGCCATCCCCACCTAGAGGAGCAACCAATGGGTCGTTTAAACTCCGACTCTACCATTGATTGGTTTATTCCCCCTATGGCAGGACAACACGAGGCGGAGGAAGCCCTGGGGGCTCAATCTACACCTTCCACTAATTTTTGGAACACGGAGCCTATGAGAACCGAACCCGATGACGAGCAGCGCCACCACGAGGTACAGATCTCCAACGATGAGCCTGGAGTACCAACTATAGGTTCATAGCGTCTAGTTAATAGGCGATATGAGCTACATCCCGGCAAGGAAGTACCTAAAGGTCTGGCAAGGAGCCGACTTCCATTACCGCTTTCAGTGGAAGGTCAAAGTGGGCCAAACTCTCACGGTCCAAGATCTCTCTGAATGGACGGCCCGTTGGACCGTCACGCCAATTGAAGAAGAAACCCCTTGGCGTACCTTTATCTTTCCCAGCGAAGCCCTGAATGGAGTTTTCCTAAATGGCTCGACCGGATTTGTTGACTTAATCCTCAAGAGAGAACTGGTAGAAACCATTCCTTGGAAGCAAGCAACCTTCGAGTTAGTCGTCTTTGATCCAATAGCAAAAGAAGAACCGCCGCTGTTAGCAGGAAGACTTACGCTAATGACCCTCTAAAAGCCTAAGTTTCCCCAAAATAAGAATTGATGGATGTCAAACAGGACATTAAGAGCATTACCCTTGAGGCCAAGGTCATTCGTGCCGATGGCACCGTAGAGGATCTTGGCAAGGTCGCTGAGTATCAGTCGAATCCACGCAAGCAGTCAAAGCTGTTAGACGCAATCCACATCATTAATCCCAGTCTTTATCAAAGGTATCTCAGGAGCGTCTAAATGGCCAACGTCCTTACCCGTACAGGTAAAAGTATTATCTCCAACCGCATCAAGGGAGAATCCACTGAGCCCAACGTGGTTGCTTGGGGGCTAAACCCGGCCGAACTTACGGCTACCAACACCGATATCGCTCTCTTCTCAGAGTCTGCCGAGAGCCGCGTTGCGGGTACCTCCTCCTTCACGACCACTACCTTCGTCAATGACACCTATCAGGTAATTGGAACCCAGACTGCTTCAGCCGAACGCAAAATCCGCGAGGTAGCTCTTACCAACTCGACCACCAAGCCCTTCTCGACCACGGTCGAAGCTGGCTCCGGAGTTATCGGTTCTAACTCCTCAACAGAACTTAAAGTAGCCGCCAACTACACCCCGGTTAACAAAACTTACATTCAGATTCGAGGAGAGGTTCTTAAAGTCGAATCTGGAGAAGGTACCAAAAACCTTACCGTCCAGCGAGGACAGAATGGCTCAACAGCCTCCTCAGCCCTCGCCGCTGCCGACGTTGTAACGCTAGGAAATATCCCCGGTCCATTCTCGACCGGAACCACAGCCCCCACCACAGGGGCCTCCTTGTTCACCCATTCGGATCTCGCAGTAGTCTCCCTTAATTCGGGGGATTCCATCCAATGGACCTGGACCATTCAATTTTCCTAAGCCTTTAGCCATCTCCCCCTTCCTGGGGGATAAAGAGTAGTATGGCTACTAGAACGGCAAAAACCACGGGGAATGCCAGTAACTCCAAAAACTGGACCCCAGAAGCCGTACCAAAAGCAGGCGATAACCTAATCGTCCCTTCGGGAATCAACATCACGATGAACATCCCGACGACTCGGCTTAACAGCATGGAAGTGCAGTCGGGGGGCACGCTATCCGGTACCGAAGCAATGTTACTGGGTGGCGCCGCAGCGGGCAACAACGGCGTCCACGAAAACATCCTGCTGTGGATTGCTTCGGGTGCCACCTTCGCATTTAGCGGCAACATCGGGATCTTGAATAACTTTGCAACGCCCGCTCAGACTCTCTCAACGGGTGGACACACGATCACTGGTCGTGTCCTCATCGAATCGGGTATCGGGAAAATTCAGCTTCTTGAAGACTTTACTTGTACCCATTCCGAAGGTTTTGAACTAAGCAGTAGCTCAACTACATTAGAACTGAACGCCAAGAAGTTGACGTGCCATCATTTCACCGGGTCGGCGGGTACCCTCGACGGCAAAGAAGGCACGATTAAGACAACCGGGGTACCCGGTTCCGACATCGCGCTCAAACTCCCGAGCACGGTTACAAACAACACGACGCTGACGCTCGAAGTCGAAGGCACGGAATCAAGCGAACTCGAACGTCTGATTGAACTTAACGGCTGCGGGGAACTTAAAGCAATCGCTGCGATTGGCCCCGTGGCGACACGAATTCAGCCCCAGACCGCTTCAAACGAAGGGCACATCGCTGTAGTTAATGAATTGAAGATCAACAACAAAGGCGCCGCTGCCAAAAAGGGGCTTCATATCGCCCAAGGAAACACGCTTAACGTAACGGGCAGCGTCTCTGGGGACGGTACTGCGGAAAAACCCAATCGACTCGAAACGGATGTCTCGGGGAAAAAATCCAAACTTAAACTAAAAGAAACCATCGAACAGGCACTATGGATTGACGTTCGGGATATTGAAGTAACGGGAGGCGAATGGTACCTTCCAAACGGCCTTGATTCTGCAAATGAAACCAAAACCAATGAATCAAATGTAAACATTCTCTTTCGTTCCATCCACCAGACCTTCGAACGATCTCTCGCAATTGCTCAGGCCCAAGCGATCTCGTTGCCAAAGCAGGCTAATTTGGCCAAGAGCTTAACCCAGGCGCAGACCTCCAAAGTCGTTAAGGGAATAACAAAACTTCCTCTAGAATTTACGCAGAGCCAGGTAGTAGCAAGTCTCAAGCAGGTAGGCTCCCGACTCTCCAATCTCTTAGTGGAAGCATCCCCTCAACGGGGAGTGATCCTGGTTAGCCGAAGCATTAGTGCTTCCCAGGCACAGGTCGCTGGTCTGGAAAAGAGAATTTCTCATTCAATAGCCAACGTCCAAAGTGTTCTGTCCAAACTTCAGGTAGCTTCGCGCTCCAGCCTAAGTTTTACCCAGGCCCAAGTTTCGACTATTACTAAAAAAGATCTCGGCCTTCATCGGGAAGTCATCCAGAACGTCTCTCCCGGTGTTCTTAAGGCCATCTCCTTGAGGGCTAAAAACGTACTCCAAGAAGTCCTCCCGTTCGTTAAACAGCCCCAGCAGGTGCAGCTAATTGCCATAGCCCTTACGCAGTCCGTTAATGTCGAATTCAAAAAATTCACCCAGAAGGTCGTGCGGGTAGTTGTACCGATAGTTCCGAAAGTGCAGATGTTCCTCCCGAAGTCCATCTCTATAGTTCAGGAAGTTATAGCTAAACCCATAAAGCAGGTTCATCCCCCAACGATATCTCTAACCCAGCCGCAATCTGTCTCTATGAGTAGTCGCTACCTTGAGCTATTCCATGTGGCCGTAGGGGTAGTTCAGAACGTTACGAGTTCACTTGAAACCCAGGTCAACAAGAGACTTGGGGTCAATCAGGAAGTCGAAATTGGCGTTCATCGGGGCTTCAACGTTCTTCTCTCAAATGTTGTAGAAACGGCAGTCGAACTCACCAAGACCTTTATGCGCCATGTCCTGATCCGTCAGGAAATCGTTTTCGAAGAAGATGAAGGCGAGGCCATACGCCACGCCTCTGCTGGCGTTATCACCTGGACACGGGACACACGGGGAAGGCTAATTAAGGTCGAAAGCAACCTGGGTCAGTTCGAAGGAGAAATCGAACCGGGTGAAACTGATGTCGTCTACTTTACCCTAAATAGGAAGCCAGAAGAAGTCGAAGGCAAGGACGGCACTACCCGCGATCCCCAGTGGCAATAGCTACTGCTTGCCAGCCTCAGCCAGCGCTGCCCATACTTCGGGCGTAGACATTCCCAGCGCCTTGGTGGCATGAGCCATTATCGTGTCCCCAGGAGCCCCTAGAACGCGCTCTCCCGTCTGCGGATGGGTAAACCAGGGCACCCGTAGGGCTTCGGCTGTTCTGGCCATTACAGGCTGATTTACGCGAGTCCAAGGGATGTTGGTTTTGGCAAAGTTAGAGCCTTGATTTTCATCCCATTCTTCGCCAACCTGTTCGCGTGCTGGCTGGGTGATATCCCACCACTCGGGAGGCGGCGGCTGAAGGTGTTTCTTACCAGAAAGATTGACGGGTTCCCGCCAGTCAATTTGTTCAAATGGCTTGGGGTCTAGTACCTTCAGGGCGCTGTGATCCTGGTGGGATCCTTCTCCCGTCCTCTGGGTATCCCACATTCCCCACTGGAAGGCTCCCAGCGGCATGTGTCCATAACCGGCTGCATCTCTACCTGTGGCCAATTCACGCTCCATCTTGAAGTAATCCCGATTGGACATGTCGGCGGGGGTCTGCCCAAGCAACTTCATCATGTGGGTATCGATGGTGGCTAGCTGTGAGGTCATGGGCTGGAGTAATAGCCACGCAAAGGAGGCAACCTTAGTGTTAACATTACGAATTCCCAATTGCAGGGCTACGGCCCTGAAGTGGTGCCCTTCGCCGTCATGCTCATGAACGTCCTTGAGTGCGGCCTCAAGTAGATCATCGACGTGCATGGAAATCTGCGCTATAGCCTTAAGATGGCCCGCTATAAAGCCCGCATATTTGTACTTCATGGGATCTACGGTGGTTTCTTCAAATGGGGTAGATTCTTCTTCCTCCAGGGCGGCAGGGGCAGCAGATTCCCTGATGTCCATATCTCCCTTGCTCTCGGCAATGTAGAGCTTCATGCGCTGCGCCACAGCGTTGTAGGCTTTGCGCTCGATCTCATCGCTGGGAGTTTTGCGCTCTTCGGGCTTCTCCTTCTCTAGCTCAATGAACCGATCCTCCTCCTCGGTGAGCCAGTCTTCGATTATCTGTTCGGTCTCCTTCTGCGCCCCCTGGGGTCCCTTGCTGGGATCCATTTTGTAAATGATATCCGTCATGGGCTTGACGTAGGGCCAGTAGACGCGATGGGAGTAGCGCTGGCCCTCTCCGAAGCGTTCAACGTTCCAGTCCATACGCTTTTTGTCGAGATGTTTCCAGTAGACTTCAGGATTGGTCTCCTCGGCAGGAATATCCTGGAGGTGCTGATAATGCACAGCATTGAAGGCCAGCGGCTTGAGGGGGCTCAGAATGGCTACTCTGAAGGCATTGACGACGGCCTGCTTCATCCGTTCGTAGTCGGGTCGTCCTTCCCCGTCCTTGAGCATATGCCACTCGGTATCGATGAGCTTGGCGTTATCCATAACGGCCTGGAATTCCAGCGGGTCCCCGTAATCGAGATAAGCGTTAGGTTCGCCAGGTTCTAACCCAGAGGACCAACCAACGTTAGGATCTCCATAGGCGGGATCAACTCCTCCGAGGTGGACGGGAGCATGATCGGGTAGCGGATAGGGGGCATCCTTCTCGCGTTTAAACGGCTTAATGCCAGGCTGCGGAACGCCGGGGAAGCTTTGCGAGGGATGGGTGCCCTTGCCCGTATCGTGCTCTTCTTTCTGTGCAGCTTCTACGAACTCCGGGAAGAGCGCTACCTTAGGCGGCCCATAGGCTCGATACTGATTGACGTAGGCGCTCTGCGCAACGACCTCCGTGAAGAGAGCTTCTTGAGCGTTAGCGCTCACGAGCGGAGCAAAGGCGGCGAAGGCCAGGTTATCTCCCCGCCAGTCCCAGCCTGCATTGGCCACTCCGTAGCCCAGCACGTCGAAACAGGTACGAAAGGCGATCACCTGCTCGGGGATCCAGATCGGGTGTTCGGTGTTGGCGGTGCTGACGATGAGCTTGCGGGACTTGCGGATATCACGGGTCATCTTCTCGACATCCGTGTAGGGCTCAGGCTCAGGGGTCAATTCAATTTCGAGATATTCCCCTAACACTTTGGCCCGATGGGTGCAGTCGTCGGCTAGCTCCTTGAAGGCGATAGCAGCCTTGGGGTCATAGACGGGTGCCTTAACGTAGGCCTCAGCGATGGCCTTAAGTTGATCGATAAAGGTGGTCTGCCACATGGACACTCGTTTGGAGCGCATGTGGTGCTTGCGCGTGACAGCCACCAGGAGATTGGCTAGCGCTACTGTCTCATCAGGCCCGGTCTTCTGTAGAGACTCGCCGTGGTCATTGGATGCCTGAGCCACATAGGCGTTCTCTTTTTTGTCGTACTTGAGCTTCTTGACCGTCCAACCTAGATCGCTGATGCCGCTAAGAAGCTCGGGCTGGGTAGAGCTTAAACCCGTAAATGCACTGGTGATATCCACACCAGTTATGATACCGGAACCGCCAGGGTTAGCGGGCTATTTTAATGAGGCCGCGCTTCCAGCGAGCCTGGGACTCACTATCTGGAGAAAGGTTAATCATTACGCCTACGTATTTCCAATTCAGATTAGTCCTATAGGCGACCTTAATAGGCCTACCCATCCCGCCCGAGAGCAAGGTGTTTTCCCAGCGAGGCCACCAGCCGATGCCGAAGGGATACCAGCAGCGCATCGTGCAGCCAGGGGAGGGATTAAAGTCTTCTTTGGAGACCGTTAGCCCCTTGCTATGGACCGTGAGGGAAACCTTCTGGGACGAACTGCTGTAAAGGCCGAGTTGCTTACTCATTAAGGGCCTCCAAGATTTCAAGCGCTTGCCAAACTTTAACGAGGTTTTCCATATCCTTGTCGGAGAAGTTAACGATTACTCCAGCGAGATCTTCCTGGCGTCTCTCTGGACTGACGCGGCGCTCCATGCCACCCGCGCTCCAATACTCGGACGGCGAGCCAGCACGCGGCCCGAGATCGTGTCGCCGCTCACCTTTCCTGCGCTCATATCCGAAAAATTTATCCATCGTTCTTCTTTAGCCGCTCGTGGTTAATCATGCCGATGACTTCAGATGCCGCGTTTCTCTCGGCCTGATTCCAACCAAGCCATTCCTTTAGCTCTTGTTGGGTGGCCCCTCCAAGGAAGTGAATAAGAGCATCTTCAACTACATCGATCTGCTTCTTCTTGCTAAGAACCACCCTCATTCGCTTCATACGGCAACCTTCTCCTCGATCTTAAGGCGCTGTTCGGGACCGGGCTGACAAACTTCATCCTCTAGCAGCGCTTGCCATTGCTCGGGACCGTAGCTGCGCGAGGGAAAGCGCACCGGGACGTTTGACTTAACATCCCCGCCGTGCATGATGAACAGACCGTCTCCGGCCTTTGCAAGGGCTAGGTTAAGAAACCCCTCCATTACCCAGAACTTGGCCTCCCCATATTCATAGAGAGGGTACACGCCAGGCTCGACAACAGCCGTTGTGGCCTGTGACGTATCGGGGTCGATCTGATAGATGCGCTCAGTCAGAATCTCTACAGTACCTACCTCTTTGCATTCGTTATTCACGACTCTCTACCTTTCTGATTCTTGTTGTAAAGCTCCTCTTCGTGCTCATCGAGGTCGTCTTCGTGGTCGTGCTCCTCATCCTCACTGTCAGCGAGGTACTGAAGGTCGCGCCAATCCTCCTCGGGGTGAAGCTCTTCATGTTCCTCATTGGTCAGCCACTCGGGAACGCGCTCCTCAAGCTCCTCGTGAGTGAGCAGCCCCTCCTGAATGGAGGTTGCCACGTCAATGGCGTCCTGACGGCCCTCTGCGGGCACGACACGGGCCGCTGCTGTAGCCCAATAACCGATACTGCGGGGGTCGTCATCTCTCTCCCCGAAGTCGATCACAAACCACTGAGAGCCGCGCCCTTTCTTAGACAGTCGAAGCTCAAATCGGTCAGTACCCTTAAGGCCGTAGACGATGCTCTGCTCCTTGTGGACAAGCAGATTCTCCGCCTCGATCTCCTCGCCCATCTCGACGTTGCACTGCGGGCAGATCGGGTAACCGGCCTCCTCAATCCACTTGTTGGTCATGCGGATCAGGTAACCGCACTCCGGGCAGGAAACCTTGAGCAAACGAGTGGTCTGCTTGGGACGCCCCGACATGTCCATAGCGCCATGAGGGTAGGGACCGAGATCGTCGGTGATCCTCTTGAGCTTTTCGGTAAGCTTCTCGCCCGCGTAGGTAGAGGTCGGCTTGCCCTCAAGACCCACCTGCTTGGCGAGCCTGGCGAAGGGTGCCTTGTGACCGACGCCCGGAGGGAGTACCGCGTGAAGGGACTCATGCAGAACGGTGGCGGCAACCTCAACGGGGTCATCCATTAGCGGCGTAATCATGATCTCACGCACGCCATCCTTTGAGACCTCCGGGTGCCAGCACTCACCAAGACGACCTCCGCTCTTGGCGCGGGTCGAGGGCCATGCACAGGCAACGCGGATCTTCGGCAGTTTCTTCCCATGAAGGGGCTGAAGACGGAACGCCAACTCCGTCAACCAAGCTTCGCGATTCTGCTGCGTGGTGCTCACGAGACTCCTTAAAATTGGTGTCCCATTAGTATACCAGGATTGTATGATTTGTCAAGCGATGCGTTTAAACACTCGCTCAGCCCGTTCCTTGAGATCGAGCCAAACGTCTGAGCCTTCCCCAAGGTCTACCATATCTTTAACTGCCCATTGAAGTTCACGAATCATACAGCCTGCGCAGCGCTCTTCGAACTTGGAGTGTACGCAGACACCGGAGCGTCCCACGCTAGCCCAACCCCGAGCCTCTAGAAGATCGGCCTCCAACTGACTCCCCGTAGTAGAAGGGATGTCGGCAGAGAGATGATTCTGAAGCCCCCTCTTGACTTTTTTGGGGACCTTCTCTAGGTGGGTCTTATTCGTTTGAGGATGGCCTATTGGTAGATCCATGAAGAACCTTAGGTAGGGGTTTCGGAGGGAAAGCTCGTTTAAGCGCCTGATCGACACGCTTGGTCACATGCGGGTCAGAGATTACCTTATGATCGTCTGATGTCAAGCGCCAGCCTCCTCGGATCCGGTACGCATAACCGTTTAAACGGGATGGATGGACGACCTCGGGGGCGATATCGCTATGGGTCTTCGTGAGCGCTCGATGACGGCCCTTATTGTGATCGACGGTAACTTCATCCGTTACTGGATCAAATACCCAAAGTGCATAAACTGGACCAGTCCAGTGCTCATCTGGTTCGTTACGGTCAGGCTTGCCGAGTAGTCGTTTAAACGTGTTAGGGACTTCCATGATGATTATGCTGCGGTCTTCTCAGAAAGGTTCTGAAGGCCTTCAAAGAGATTTCCTTCTTCTATTAGCTTACGGTACTGGACCCACGGAGAAGAGAAGTTACTCTCATATACTCCACTAAAGAGAGGGAATGGCGAGACCAGGGCCTGGTGCTCGGTGGGCGACATATGTTTGTTTTTGGTGAGGCGTTCGGCAAGCTCGATGTCCTTCTGGGGATCACGGACACCATCGTGGGTGAGATAGCTGACGCGGGCGCAGCGACCGGCACTGATTAGGATCAATTCGGATTCCTTATGCATCTCCCGGTCGTCGTCAAAGATCAGCGGCAGATGGGCCTCGCCAGGCGGCAATTCCTTAGGCTCGGAAAGGTGCCACGCATGCTGCATCTTAACGGCAAGTTTGCGGAACTCAGGCTGGGCATCCAGGGCGGTGCGCAACTCCCAATAGTTGGCCCACTCGGTTGAGGAGATGATGGACTTATGCCACATGAAGGGCTCGATGAGCCGATTGGCAAGGCTCTTATGGACGCCCCTTTCAGAGAGCCGCGTAGCGTGCCTAATGGCCTCCTCCATGGCTCGCATCCACTCATCCTCGGCCATCGTGGCGGTAATCCCCTCTAGGGGCTCGCCTCCGCTCATCCCTTTCTGCTCGGTAGGCCAGGACTCAGGAACGAAGGGGTGCTCTTCGATCATCTTAACCTGCTTACGGAAGGGGATAGCGCGAGAGCTAGCGCTATTGCGAGAGAAGACACGATGGGTATTTACCTCAGCCAGAATGAAGCGAGGAAAGGTGACTTCGAGCGTCGTCAGCCGCGACCCATTTGGAGCGATACTATCTGCAAGAATTTTGGCGTCGTACATTAAATTCCCTCTCTGAGGGCGTCCCAATTGGGCTTCGGTCCCTCCTCTTTAGCACGATAATTGGATAGCTCGTCTTCAAGCTCTCCAACCTTGTTTTCCTGAGCCTGGCGCTCTACACGCTCGTCATTGAGTTCGGTAGCACGCTGGTGGCTGTAGCGAGTAGCGCGTTCCAATTGAACTTTCAGATGGTCGATGCGTTCTTTAAGCTGCTTCTTGCTTTCCGACACCTTGTACCCTTACTTTCCACGCGATAGTAAAGAGATAAGCCCAAGCGAGGACGTTACCGGCCTCTACCGCCATGGCATACCAAAAGCGCATTGTTAGATAATTAAGAGCAAATACGAAAAGGACCCCGCCTGTGATCCAGATCGTAGAGAGAGGCAAAACGGTCTTTTTAACCACCGCAGGAAGGAGCGCCAAAAGAAGAACAAACGCACCTACCGCAAAAATCGTGTCGTGTAGCTGTTGTGAAATTCCAAGCATTATAGATTCTCCCACCACATTTCTAGTTCCTTTAAGAATTGATCGACAAGGGCCGGAATATCACGGATATAGATACCGACCCAGAGCGGATCATAAATGGGCCTCATGAAGTCATCGCTCCATGAGTCCCCTACGGTCACGTTGGTGATCCCGTTTTCGTATTGAAGCTGCTGGATAACATGTTCGTTCTGGGAAACGGTCCTAGCAAAGACGTTTTTGTACCAGCGCCAGCCAAGCTTGTTCTGATCCTTCCAGTTGGAAGGCCTTATGTCGGGACAGCGAGAATCAATTATGTCGTGGTTTCTCATAAACCATAAACCTCTGATCCCCGCTCAGTCACCTCAATCTTTATCTGGCCGTCTTCGTCTACTCCGCAATTACGAATGAAACCTTCTTGTTCGAAATAGCCAAATAGCTCCTTGGCGGCCATAAGTTCCAACTGGTGATGATACTCCTCCGCGAAGCTTTCCCCGAACTCCGATTCCATATCGTCGGGGTCAGGTTCTAGGCCGTTAAACTCCTTGGCTGCCCTTTTCCAAGCAATATTAAATCGATCATCAGAGAATTTAGCAATGATGTTATCGACTATTAGGACGCCATCTTCCATATAGATAAGCTCCTCAATGCGAGCCTCTCTAAGTGTGATAAAGCCGTCCGAAACTTCCTCCCCCTCCTGGAGGTCCGATACATCTTCCCCCGTCAGGGAGCCATAAAGGACGCAGGCCTCCTGGAAATCCATTGACCTACTAACCGTATCGTCCTTGTCTTTATGCGACGTTTGGATAACGTACAAAATCTCTCCCTGTTGAGTAGCTAGCAACTCGGGGAGCATAGCAGCTAAGAGAGATTCTTTGCAAGGTACGCAGGCGTTAGCTCAGCCGGATCATACGGCTGGAAGTTATAGCCCATACGCTCAAGGGATCGAGCGGCCAATCCGGAGCAGATTGAGGTCCCCTGGACGCCGAAATTAAAGCGCCCCTTGAAGAGGGTTTTGAGGGCAATAGCTAGGATCGTCATGAAGCCATAGCTCTCGCCCTTACAGGAAGCAGCAAAGAGGGCGGCGTTGTAGCGCATGTCGAAGGTATTTATTAAAGTTAAACCCCGAGGCATCGCGTGAACGATCTTAATATCCTCTGCCGGATACTTCGAGAGGGGGCTTTCCGTGATTCCCTTCGTAAGCGCCTCTACGATTTTGGGATCCTCTGGCGTAGCTACCACGATAGCCACATGATTCCATTGGCTGAACTCCTTGCCATAGCTGCGCTGGCCAAACCGAATTAGTTTGCTAACGAAATGATTTGTGCGGACAAGAACGATGTCGCCCTGTCTAAGATCGTTCACTTCTTTTCGCCTTTCAGGATTTTGCGGGCCTTATCATAGCGACCGCCCTTGGCTCGCATCCCTTGCTTATCTGCGGGGGAGGGCCGGGTGCAATTGTCTTCGTTGTCAGCTAGCTTGACCGCCCGTGCGATTCTTCCTGCTGGACCATCGGCATTCGCAATGCAACGAATATAGTCAAGATATGTTCCATCCTCGGGAAGCCTAGTGAGTAGGAATAACGCTTTGTATTGAGTATCCGTGAAGCCTGCGTCTTTAAGTGCTCCGAATGTTGTTAGCTCATCCTCGACAGCATCGTGAAGCCAACCAACCACAGCGCAATCGACACCCTCCTGGATCCATACAATGGCATCCGCGTTATCAGTTAGTTCTCTATCATATTCCTCAAGAAAACCGGGTGATGAATTAGCAACTCGCTTACAGTGTTCGATCTCGGGGTTACTCGACCAGTCTAGACGACCGTGGTAGAGCACGGCGGCAATAGCCTTTGCTTCTGTCCCAATCATAGGTATGGCTCCTTCCAATTCACACAGATGCGCTCACGCGAGCCGGTACCGAGCCAGCGGAAGAACATAAGCGCAAAGCAGCACCCTTCGGCGAGGATATAAAAGAGAATCCCCGGTGTTGCAAGTATGCGTCTCATCGCCAAACCCTCTCGACCGTAGTGGGCCTCTCGATTTGCGGAAGTTCTGAATGGAATGGCGGTCCCAAGCCTAATTCATGCTCTAGCTTCGCAATCTTCTTGTAATCCGGTTTCGGAGGCGGAGGCGAATAGATGACAATAGATAGAAAGTAGAGTATCCCTAGCATGATTGCCACCATTACCGTCACCAAAAACAAAATGAAAATGATATGAATCATAGGTCTAGTTCTCTCTCGATACGCCGGGTCTTAATGGGATCCGGTCGCTTCTCAATTTCGATGCGGGGGCAGGTGTTGGTCTTAACGGAGTAGTAGCCGATCTTCATGGCCTTGGCAAACCCTGAGAGGCCTCCGCCGACCACTATGGCTCCAACCTCAGCACCTTTAACTACACCTCGGCCCGTTGGGGCCAGCATATAGCGTGCAATAAAGGCCAGAATCCCAACCGTAGCCAGCACCCAAACGGCTGAGATTACCAGGGCGGCGGCAAATAGGCCCAGGACTGCCCACAGGGAAGCGGGGCTATGAATCATCGTGACGGCTGCTGATCCCGCAGCCGATGCGCCAGTACTGACCCCTGTAGCTACGCCATGAGCGCCCGCTACCGCGTAAGGGGCGGCCAGCATCCCGAGCACAATTACTGCCGAGATTCCAGCCAGGGCGGCGAGCCCAAGCAGACCCCGACCAACGAGGGGAACCGAGACGGTATCGCCCACCTTCACGGCGGTGCGCTTACCGGCGTAGGCGACACGCTTCTTGGCCGCTCCGACACCCTCAGCAATCGGCCTAGCTTTCATGATCGCTAGAGTCCCGACGTGCTCGATGCCGTCAAGGGTCTTCTGCATGGAGGCAGCTTTTTCTTCCTGACGCTTTTGCTTACGAGCCTTCGCCTCTCTTTCTTCATGTTTTTCTATTGCTTCCCGCTCCCATCTTTCCGATTTTTCTTCGATGCTCTCAAACCCGGACGTGGGCTTTTTCTTCTCGGGTAGAAGGCGAGCAATGCCTTTGCCCGCAAGACACAGGACAAAGACGACAGGCTTAATAAACAAGGTGTAGAACCCTCGCACCATCAGAGCGGGGGCCGCGAACACATAGGCCCAGAAGAGCTTGCAGAAGGTGATTTCGTTCTTTTTCGCATTCCACAACCACAGGTAGAAGCGAATGTAGGCGGCTCGCTCGTCTACTCGAATTGCGTACTTAAGCATCGACTGGTCCATTAACTGATCCTTTCTACATAAGTGATGATTGTTGCCTTGCCGTATTGGGCATGATCGTCATGGGTCTTTACTCTTGCCCGGATCGTAACCTCTTCCCCTACCGCGAATACGGGATCGTCTACGTAGTCGGGCATAAACCACTTGAGGATAGCATTCCTGTCTTTGTTGAGGAAGACATAGAGGATAGTACTAGGGTGAAGCTCCTTGCGCTCCTGCACCGTAACCTCGCCCATGATGCGCCTGCCCACCTCGCCCAGGTGGATCATCTCTCGCTCCTCGTCGGCTTTAGAGATAGTTACGGCGTGACCCCTGCCGTGGTTGGCGCCCCCGCACGAGCAGGTGCAGTCGGGACCACGAGCGTTGAGGCAGCGAGAGTCGCATTTGTGCTTCTCCGAGTAGGTGCCCTTGACGGCTTTGAGAGGGAAGACCTTATGGTTGAGAATGCAGCGGGCAAAGACCCCTCGCTCGGGTACACGAGCAGCACGCCCAGCCTTAACGCCACCGAAGTCAGCGGCCTCCGTAAGATCCTCTTCGGTGGCGAAGATCGTGAACTCGCAGGAGCGACAGGTACCGAGATAGTTAGACATTATCCTTCTCGGTGATCTCGCACTCTTCGGTGAAGACCTCAAAGAGACAGTATCTTTCGAAGTCCTTCCCGAGCAGGTCTAGAATGTCTTGCTTAGCCTGTATGGCCGAGGTATTCTTAAGTTTACCTTTAATGGTAAACTCGTACTGCTTGGCGTCGGGTCGTAGCTGGCTAATGGTCTTCATAACGACTCCGGATCTCCTGATAGGAGGGACGAGCGCGGACCTCAGCTAGAGACTCCTTGAGGTCCGGATTGTCTCCTATGTGATCGTCAAGCGCTTGCTCGCCATTTGCGCGATCAGTGAGAGCGATTATCAGCGTGACTAGATCTTGTTCGTTCTTTTTCATGGGCTCAATAGTATATACGGCTAGGAAGCCTCTGTCAAGGCTTCAGCTTCGATTTCTGCATTGAGGGCTTCCACTTCCTGGGGCGAGAGAGGATTTTCGGCCCATTCGACTTCAGGCCCTTCGTCGGTCGTCCTTAGGATCACCACGCCGGGTTCGCCTTCGACCGGCAGGAAGGTTGGCACCTTAGGGGCAGGCGCAATATGGTGGACCTTATGATGGTGGCGATGATGGTGGAAACTCATTAGAAACGCCAGGGTCTTCCCTTCCACAGGCGGAATCGTAGTTTAATCCGCTCCCAGGGAGAGCGGCGATATACCGGCAGCTTAAAGATCTCGTTGAGATACTTTCCCGCCTCAATCTTTTCATCGAGGTCTAGATGGCTGGCGCTAGTGATAGCGTGCTGCACACTCTCTAGGCGAGGGTCAAGCCGGGGCATTGATCAATTCCTCGATCCATTCGATGCCCGTGTAGTCCAGCACTTCGCGCGCTCGCGTAACTGAGACATACATGAGCATAAGCTCTGCGCGCGAGGGCATGATGTTCTCTTCCTGCGGACGGCGGAAGTCAGCCGCAATCTTGACCTTATCCCACTCACGGCCCTTGGCCTTGTGGGCAGTCGAAACGATGATGTCGGCGTTCTTCTCGTCCACCGAGGCGCGGCAAACCTCCAGGATGGCGTAGCAGCCATATTCGTTGATCAGCTTGACGATGATTTTCAGGTCGGCCCCCTCGTCGCTGCTGGCGTACTCGCAGACCTCCTGCCAGTTGTTGAAGGCCACCAGATCGGCGTGCCTGACACCGCTTTCTTCGTTGATGAGCTTTTCTGCATCTTCAACGAAAACCTGAAGGTCGCCGGTGCCTCCCACGATGGCCACACGCTTCTCGGTCTTCTGCGCCTGCATGGCGTACTGGATAACAGCAGCGTTGGTGCGACAGAGGATCACGTCGGGCTCCTCAAGCGATTCAAGCTGTGAGTCAATCTGATCAAAACCAGAGAGACGCAGAGGAGCCTCAAGGAGGCCGAGGAGTTTGTTCGCCGTGTCCGCGACCACCTCACCGAAGCGGAAGCTCTGAGAGAGCATCAGACGGTGCTCTACGTCGAAGTTGGTCATGGCGTCTTCGGCACCACGCCACCCGTAGATGGCCTGGCAGGAGTCGCCCACCATAACCTTCTGCGCGTCCTGTTCTTCAACCACACGAGCGATCACGGGGTTAGCGTCCTGAGCCTCATCGAAGAGGATGTAATCGAAGTCAAGCTGAGGCCGTTTGAGTGCCCAAATCTTCAGGTAATGGTCGTGGTTGAACTTAAGCTGACCATGGGGCTTCTGAAGATCCTCCCAAGCCTTGCGAGCGAAGGGAACCACGTAACGGGCGTAGCCCATCTGATCCTCGTACTCCACTCCCCGGACGCGGGGAACGTGACGCTCGGTGATCTCGTCATCGGCGCTGTTGCAGAAGCGCGACACCGTTTCCAGGGCGCTGCGAGAGACGATCCAAGAGGCCAGCCGGTGCTCGGGGTCGATCTCGAAACCTGCTGAGGGGATGCCCAGAAACTGCACAGCCTGACGGCTCGTGACGCGGGGAGCTTTAAGGCGCTTCATCAGCGCCGGTCCATCGATATCCCTGTCGCGAAGGATGCCCCGGTAGGCCATTGAGTGCCCGGTACGGCATTCGCAGGAGTCGGGGAACTTGTCGGAGGCCTCAGTCTGGATGGCCTTGTTGTAGGCCAGGTACAGGCCCTGCTTATCAGGCTGAGAGTCAGCCAGAAGCTTTAGCGTTGAGGTCTTGCCGGTCCCGGCGCCTGCCTCAACTACCAGATCCTTGCCCGTCTGGAAGGCGTCTACGATTGCTTGCTGCTCGGAGGTGGGAGAGAAGTTCATGGAAATAAGTATACACGGTTCCCTCCCGTTTGTCAAGAGCTATTCGCCTTTGTAGACCTTAGCCAAGATATAGGGTATCATAATGATGAGATAGATCCAGCATAGGGCGATCAAGCCGTTGCTATACCACGCCCCGGTATGGAACAAGGATTCGAGTAGGCTAGCCATTTTTCATATCCAGCATTTTACGGGCTACCGAACGGATAAAGGCTCGATAGAAGGCGTCGAGAATGACTACCTTTATAATAAGCCGACATAGGCTACCTAGGATCCTAGCCCTCATAAAGACTCTCTTGGACTCCACGCTGGTCCTGATACTTGCTGTTAAGCTCCGCATGTCCGTAGGGTCGTTTGGCTGGGCTGGTTAGCTCGATCAAAGATAGCTGGCAGATTGGTTTGCCAGCGCGCAAAATGATCGGTCTATTATTTAGGTTCATGATCTCAAGCGTTATCTTTCCCCTAAAGCCGGGATCGATATAGCCAGCCGTTGCATGAACCAGCAGGCCTAGCCTGCCTAGAGACGACTTACCCTCAACTCGGGCGCAGAGATTGTCCGGGATCTCTACGCGCTCGACGGTGGATCCCAAGATGAATTCGCCAGGTTTTAATTCGTAGCTATCTTCCTCGACCAGGATGGTGCTAGCTTTGCGATCATTTAAATCGATGACTTTTTCATCTCTTAGAAATTCATCGAACCTCTGGCTGGCCTGTATAAGGGAGCCCGAGTCTTCTCTAAATCTTCGATAAGCCTCTTGGCGCGAATCCTCATACCTGCGAAATTCGCCAGCTAGCTTAAGATCAATGCTAGCTGGCTGAATCTGAGTCCTATCTAGCGGATCAATTACTAACTCCTTGAGCCAAGGCCAATTGCCCCCGTTGCCATCAAGATATTCATTGATATCTTTATCGCTAAGGACGCTCATCCGGACCAGCCTTGGCTTCTGCGGCTACCTTCTGTGCATTCTTGGGAATTATGAGATCGCTTTGCTTGGGCGGATCGGGAAGCTTTTCACCCTCGTCCTGGAGGTCTTTTCCGATACTAATCGCCGTTTGCTTGCCCAACGGAACTCGCACTAATCCTCCAGGAATGAAAGCTAAGCCTTCGTCCTGCGGAACTGCTATCCCCATCGTAAAGTGAAGTTCGACCCTGTTGTTGATATTTGCGACATTTGCTTCGACTACTTGTAATTCGGCGTTAAACATTAACTTTCTTTGTTCCTTATCTCGTTAAACTTAGCATCACTCATATGGTAATACTCGTAGGCGAGTGTCATTTTGTACTCGGCCTCCTTCATATTACCACCAATCCAGTTTTCAACGGCGGAGTTGAGATTGTAGTTGATCGCTAATTCTCTGGATGAGAGCTTTGGCTCTGCTGATCGAGAGGTTGACGGCTCGTTCCGCTTCTCTTTCCTTTTGGAGTTTCCCATTTTCTCTCCGCAGCTTGATGTTGTCGGCGTTTAAACGGGTAATCTCCCGTTCAAGGACAAAGACCCTAGGATCCATTCAGTTCCCCCAGGGCCTTGCGTAAAATTCCCACAGTGGTAGCAACTCGTTCTGCCTCCTCTAGTTCTTCTTTAGTGATCTCCTTTGCCGCCCCCGTGCCTTTGGTGATAATTTCGAAAGGCTGAAAGTCCTCCTGGGGATCAACCATAGTTCCAAAAGTTCGCCCAAGCTCTTCGGCTTGGGCCGTTGAGATCTTGCGCTTGAAGGTATTTCCCTGCTGGCCCTCGTCAACGTGTGCGACTAGATACCATCCCGGTCCTTCAGGCGCTCTATCCCCCGTTTGAAGGGTGACGGTGAGAGCATATGCTTTGGCTGTACTCATACCAGACCTTTATCGTCTCTAATACTTTGTCCCGATTGCAAGTACATTTGGCACCCCGTCCTGCACGCTGGGTGATTTCGCAATCTGGAAGATGGCCTATCTCTGCTTGAGATAGCCATATGAATAGCTCTTGCAAATTCATCAGCCTCTGACATTTACACCTGCGTGCTCAAGCTTAAGGATGGTCTCGGGGCTCATCTCATTGACGGCTTCCAACCAAACCGTAGTTGGGTATCCCAAAGCGTTGGCATCAAAGGCCGTTTGAGGAACATCCCATCCGTGGCCAAATCCTCCGATCCATACTTTGCCTATCTTCTCGGCTACGAGAATTTCCTCCAAAGATTCCTTAGGCCGTAAGGTGCCCCCGTCAAAGGCCGAGTAATGCTCTACCCCCTGGGGACACACGCGCGTAATCGTATAGTCGGCCCATTCAGCTATACGATCCTCCAACTTAACCCCTTTGGTCCCATGTATGCAATGAGGACCAAACTCCGCAAAGGAAAAATGATCCTTTGAGTGAACGGTCTTGGAGGCGATTACTAAATCGGCCTCTTCAGCCAGGTCGATAAGTCGGTCCACGACCTCCAGATGGAGGGGAAAATCCTTCTGGGCGTCAACGATAATCAGGGCTGTCTTCATTGAGGTCGAGAAGTCTAGCATACTTTCAAGCGGGGGCGAGGACTAATTTACGATGAGTCATTTCGTGGTGTATAATACAGATGATCCCAATGCCGAAAAAGAAGGCTGGAAAGAATTTCCTTCCAGCGGTGAAGAAGGGCATGAACTTACCCTAGGTCCAGGGCAGACTGATCGTGCCCAGAAGATCGGCGGCTCTGTATATTCCGAAAAGGCTGGGGAAATCCTAATTCAGCAGAGCTTTGATGGCGTTCATTGGGATATTCAAACCAAAACCTCAGTCGCTGCCGAAACAGGCCTTAAGATTTTTGAAGACATTGTTGCCCCTCAATGGCGTCTAGTTTTCATTAACACCACGGCATCTAAGATTAAACACCTTCGTATCTTCGCTCGTTCCTGGATTAGCGGAGACTAAATAGCGCCTAGATTCGCTTGGTTAATAAGCGATGACAGCAAGGTGTGAAGATTGTGGCGCCCATTTTCAGGTCGATCCCAGCGGTGACATCCAGGCTGGCGGCTGCCCCAATTGTGGTAGCCCTCGACCTTTTCGAAATCAGCCTTCTCCTGTGCAGTCCGAGGGGACGCTGCGTAACATGGTTGACTCCGACTCTCAGGTGGATCAGGGAGGCAACCCGCTAGGCGAGGGAACCATCGTAGGAGCAGATGGTGAGACCCCGCTCAATACGGGCAACAGGGGCCGGGACAACTACATGCATTCAAGCATCCCCGCTGTACTGGCTGCCGGATGGGTTGAAGACTTTAACGAGGAAATGAAAAATCGACCACCGCTTGGCAACGGTCGCCCAGTTGATCCAACTGACTTAAAATATCAGCCTAATTACCCAGATGTTCCTCAAATGGGAATGGAGAAGGCCAAAGAATGGTATGGCCCTTGTCCCTACTGCAAAGGCGAAGGTTGCCCTGCGTGCGATGGCCTAGGCGAGATTGGACAAACCAACGAGCCACCGCAAAGAGCGGGGGAGGGATACGCAGAACCGTATGATGTAAACAAAACCCCCGGAATAATACCAGGACTCTATACCCCCGAGATGACTTTCTCCGTACCGGGCGGGAAACGAAACTTCGGAGCAGCCCCAGAACAGCTAGCTGGCATCCCTTGTCCTCATTGCGGAGAGGAACTACACACAGATCCGCAGACCTCCACAATGTGGTGTGCAAATGGCCATGAGCATGATCTAGCTCGTGACGAACAGCAGATGCACAACCCCCATGATAACTATGACTGGGAGGCCGTCCACCGAGGTGAATATCCGGGTGCTGTCGATAGCGCAGGCGTTAACTGGAACTCCTTCCCGAGATACCAAGGTAAGACTGCCGATGCCATGCAGGATATTCTCGGCATTGATGTTGAGCCTCAACAGTCTCAGAGCAATTTCTTGCGTTGGGAGCCAGGCATGAGAGGCCGAGGCATCGTAGTCGCAGGAGAGCCCCATACCTGGACGGCTTACGACCCCAATCAGATCACAGGCAACGAGGGCGCAGAGGCTTTGGGCCTAACCCACAAGCCATATGTGGAAAGCCTAGGAGTGAATCCCGACCACGTTGATTGGCGAACGGGTATCGAGATTGAACCCAACGGGGACATCCAGACAGTAGGAGGTCACGACCCCGCTGCTTTCATTCAGGCTGATCCTCGGCTTAAACTTATGAAGAATAATCCGTTAGACAGTTTCTTTTCAGTGTCCAAACATTCACCCTACTCGCGTCACGCCCCCATGGATCCCTATTTGCCATGGACGCACGAAGCTGACGCTGTTGAATTTGACAAAGGCCCCTTGGCCGGTCCCCAGCACGCCGTGATGGTTAACCCAGGACCGGCAGGCATTCATGGTGCTCATTACAAATGGCTCGATCTGATGGATGCCCACCTTGATGGACAGCCCGCCAGGCAGCTAGGAGTCCATGGCCTCATGATGAGCTACGCCGATCCCAGTCGCAAGCAGCCTGTAGAGGTAAAGGTTCACCACCCCGATCATATTCCTGCTATTCAGGAACAGCTAGAAATGGGTCAGTCTCAGCCGGTACCGGCAATGCTCGAACTTCAGAAGCGAGTCCAGAATGGTGAAGTGCCTCCGCCTCCCCCGAGAGAAGAACAGCCGCAGCAGGTAGCCGCTTCCACCAAGGAGGCAATAGACGCTCCTGAAGTAGCAGGATGGGCAGGAGGAGGAATGGCTGGCCAGGCAGCAGGAGAGGCAATCGGTACAGCACTCATGCCGGGAGTCGGAACGGTCGCTGGTGGTTTTCTAGGAAAAGTAGCGGGGGGGCTTATGGGCAAGGCCCTAGGGGGCGTCTTTGGAGGCGGCGGTGGTGGAAACGCCTCAATGCCCGAAGAGCAGCCCAACTTGGCTCTAGCCGCAGTCTTCGTAGCCGACTACGAAACCCCAGCCTCCAACCCCGACGTAGGCGTTAAGAACGATAACGATCCCGAGAAGGTAGATCAAAAAGAGTTCAACGATCAGGATCACTCGCCCGAAAACCTTCTTAATCCCAACCTGGAAGACTCGGGAGCTAGCGGCGAGGATGGCGTAAGGGAGCACGCAGGCTTCGCCCCCGATAGCCCCGGCCTAGACCGTTTAAACATGCTGTTGCCCCTCGTTACTCATTACTACCACTCTCCGGAGTCGGGAGAAAACGATCCTCAGATTCGAGCCCTACACGAGGCTCTAGAGGCTGAGAACCCTGGCTATCTGGATCGAGTAACCCCGGAGGACGAACAACTGGCGGAGGAATTCATCCGCAATCAAGCCCAGAAGCCCCATGGTATTCATGCCAAGACAGCGATAGTTAACGTGGACCCTAACGATATTAACCAACACCTAGAGAACATGGTAGCCCCCAGTGGTAACCCCCAGGTACAGCCGGGGGCCATGCCCCAGCAGGGCACATGCCCTCAGTGCGGTGGAGTCCTTAATGGAACCGGCGCTTGTCCCCAGTGCGGAGCAGGAGCGATGGCGGGAGGCAATCCCCAGACCCCAATGCCGACGCCCGGAGCACTACCCCAGGGCTTTGCGAGCAATGATCCCGTTATGGCTCTAGTTGCAGCAAATCACCAGGGGCCGACTACTCCTGAGCAAATCGCTGCTGTGCAGGAATTACTCATTCAGCAGGGACGTGCCGAAGAGACACCTAACGTTCCTATCGAACCTTGGAATTACGCCAAGGAGCTTGCCTCGATTCAGCAGCAGCCCAACGTGGCTCCGCAAGTACAGCCAGGCGAACAGCCCCAGCCTCCTACACCCCAGCCTGCCCCTCAGGGAGCTATGCCAATGCCCGGTATGGGAGGGGGAGAACCGGGAGGCCAGCCGATGCAGCCGATGGCTCATGTTGCCGCAGATAATGTAGCTAGACGTTGCCCCGTTTGCGGATCGGCTACCACCGGCATGATGGCAGATGAAGAAAATCACGCTCAGTGTCACGCATGCGGTCATGTCTGGAAGGCAGAGGGGGCCGTTACTGATAAGTCGGTTAACAAAGAGTCTAGGGTAGCCGCCCCTGAAAACCCCGTAGATGCTCCTGCCGCCGAGCGACACCAGCCCCGCAACCCGGAAGCTGAAGAAGATTCATCGTTGACCTGGCACGACGTTAACAACCAGAAACTGGTTCCCGGTCAAGAATACGAAATGATAAACCCGAAGTATGAACTTCCTGACATCATCAGAGTGGAGCACGTCAAGCCGGATGGAATCGAAGTCTCCCTCATTGGCACCATTGCCAATGACCCCAACACCCTTCAGGCTCGTACCACCATCTCTAGGCAGGAACTAGAAATGGATCACATGCAGTTTGCGCCAGTTGCAGACAGCATGGAAGACCGAGGTAACCAGCCGCCTCCTGGGCAACAAGCTCCAGGCGAACCTCCTAGGCCTCAGACCACCGACGAGCTAGAAACGCCTCACGCTATGGCTCCTACCTCTAGCACCCACGATCATTGCCCGAAATGCGGCTGGAAGGAATACACCTCCTCGATGGCCTCGGCTGACTCCTACTTTAACGAATGTCACCGCTGCCTCCACGTCTGGGAGGAAAAAGAGGAGATGTTTGAAACAGACCATTTGGCTCACACGCGGGATTGGATAAACCAGGACTCCCGCGACGACAGCTTCTGGGAGGGAATGGAGCGCGCCCAGGGGATGCGCGAGGCACAGAGCAAATCACGAAATCTTGGTGATATTGCCGCCAAAGATGGGCGTCTTCAGGCCATCAAGTCACGCCTGAACGAGAACGCTGAGCAAAAGACAGCGGGTCGCCACTTCACACCTTCTGAGCAGCGCGAACTAATTGACGAGGAGGGAGTTGCCCGCAATGCCGATCTCCTCAACCTTGAGGGGACCCACTATACGGCCCGAGAGGATTACAGCGGTAAAGCAAACGGAGAAAATGTTCCCATGGAGCACCTGCTCATGGGCATCTAAGGAGAGTAATGTCAGACCCAAGTGAGGTTTACGAGTGCGGCCTTTGTGGACGCAATGGCCTTCCCCCTGAGGAATGTGAAAAATGCCATGGCAAAGCCGAAGTAGTTGCTCGGCAGTTCACCCTGAGTGAGGTTCGCAGAAAAGAAGACGCGGCTCTTAAGTCCGTAGAACGCGATGTTAACCCCCGAATCGTGAAGATGCCGGGGAGCTAACACTTACTAAAGGCCTAATCCCTTAAATAATCTTTGACATGTCCATCAGACTAATTAGCGGCCCGCCCACAAACACAGTTACGGCTAAGGTTGCCGAAGAACAACTAAGAGCCCAGGGCAAATTGGCCCCAGAGGTTGAGGTACAGCTTCTCCCCGTTCAGGGCCAGTGGGTAGCTGCTTGGCACGAGGCTGAGTTCCCACCCGCCAAGGACGAGGGACCCGAAGAGGAGGAGGCTGGTCCTCCAAAGGACGATGGGGGCGAGGCTCCCGATGGTCCTCCCTCCGATGATGGTCCCTCAGATGATGGGGGAGAAGGCCCGCCAAAGCCAGATGGACCTCCGAAGGAGAAGGGTGAGAAGGGCGGCGAGGCAGGAGAGCTTAAGCAGCTACTTCATATGGTCACGCTACTTACCCAAGCGCTTGGAATTGAACCAGGCGGTCCCGGTCCCATGGATAGCCCCGTTCCTGGTCCCGAAGGGCCTCCGCCCCCTGGACCTCCCGGTGGTGGACCTCCCGGACCGCATGGTCAGCACGGAGGACCCGCAGGCCCCGATCAGATCGTACAGCACCAGCGCGCCACTAAACCAGGCGAGGCCCCTCCGGGAGTAACGCCAATCGGTACCCCGGCGTTCGCTAGCGTACCTGCCGATCACCCATGGATAAACCACATCGGCAAGGTTGCCTCCTTCACTTGTGCCTCCGCGATCCCCGAGGATGCACTTCTCTCTGACGTAGACATGGAACTTCAGCAGCTAGGCTACACGGCTCGCTGCAAGGAGCTACCTGCTGGATTTAAGGTCAAGCAGGTAACCGAGGGTCGGGACGAAAACGGCAGACGTATTGCCAAGGCCCTGATCTCGGCCTACTAGGAGACTCTAATGGCGCCCGATGAACTCGCTCCCGACGAGGAGATAATTCACGACGAGATGAATCGGCTAAGAGGAAGACTCTGCGGACTCATCGAGAGTTGGAATATGCCCTCCAAGCAGGAGCGCGCAGCCATTCAGACCCTAAAGACGTTGACCTACGATTCCGAGGCGGTCTTCGTCAAGCTCCTTGGCGAACAACTAGATTAACTGCCCTCAGCGGTTAATTAAAAGTTAGCATATGCTAACCAAGTACGCAACCTTCGAGCAGTCACAGGTCTTAGATGTAAAGGGCTCCCCCGTCCAGCGCAAGACGGCAAGTCTCGACAAGCTTTCTGACTTTGCCGACTTTCGTACCGGCGATGGATATCAGTATGTCCGTATCCGTGCGATCTCCTCAAGGGTGAACAAGAACCACGACGGTTGGCCCGCTGTAGAGCTTGCCGGATCCCCCGAGATCCTAGAGTCTCATAAGACCTCCTCTGAAGGTTTCACCATTGAGGCCGCCAATGGCAACAAGGAGTTCGGTTTTGCCACCTTCATGGGCAAGCCTCACTTTGTGGATCACAACAACTCTGATCCTAAGCGCGCTCGTGGAGTAGTCGTAGACGCCAAGCTCAGGGTCCTTGGTTCAAGGGAATCCGCCCTTGACAAATACTACTCAAGTGGTGAAGCAGATCCGGAGCACCTACCGGCTACTGAGATTGAGCTTCTAATCGAGGTCGATGCCAAGAAGTTCCCGAAATTAGCTAAGGCTATTCGTAACGGTGACATCGACGGTTTCTCCATGGGCTGCGATGTGGAGAAGTCCAAGTGCTCTCACTGTGGTCACATCGCCACCAATCCAGATGAGTATTGCTCCCACATCGTAATGAAGGGGGCGCACCACGACTACAAGACGGCCGATGGCAAGCGTGTCTCCCGCAAGTCATACGAGAACTGCTACGGCATTAAGTTCTTCGAGATCTCCGCAGTCTTCGATCCTGCTGATGAGACGGCATTAACGAAGGAAATTCGCGCAGGCGTTCAGCATGAGGGCTCTGTTCATACAGCAGAGAATGATCTTCCGCAGTCCTTCCAGCCCTCGGCCCCCGAAGAGGTAGACACCCTACGCAAGCAGCAGGTATGTCCGGTCTGTGGTGAGGACATGGAGGGCGACACCTGTGAAATCTGTGGATACGAGGCTCCGCCAGACGGATTCGACAACCCCGATCTCACAAAAGCTAAAGAGATTCAGCAGGAGTTTAAAGACGCAGATGCCGAAAGTTTAACGGTTCCCGACGAGGAGGGTGGCCCTCCCCCAGAGGGCGCTCCCGCTCCAGGAGGGGGCTCACCTCCGTCAAGTGGCGCACCCCAACCCGGTAGTTTCATGCAGCAACATGCTAGAAATTCCGGACTCACCGCTAGTTTAATCAATGAAATGCATTGGATACCCGAATTGCACCCCCGAGTGGCGGCTCGTATTAATCAAAATGAACGACCGATTAGGCAGACTCAAAAGCCTGCCACCAACGAGCCCAACCAGGAGAAGGTAGTCAGCGATCAGGATAAACCAGTTACTTCATCCGTAACACCAACCATGCTTACCGCTCAAACGCTAATTCAGCGGGCGAAGGCAAATAGATCAGGAGACAACATGAGCACCAGAACTGCTGATGGGCCTACCGCACCAGATGCTGCCGCTGACAAGCGCACAGACGTTGAGGGTGTTGGTGGAGTCCTAGACGCATCAAACGAGCAGGCTTCCCAAGCTGACTCTCAGACCGATGTTACCGGAATCGGTAGCACTGGGGTCACGGACGTTGAGGCCGAAAAGAAAGAGGATCTTCCGACCGCCAGTCAGGACTCGGATGATGCCGGATTCAACAAGGACAAAACCACTGAGGATTCAGGTCCCACCAAGACCTATGAGGATTCAGATGGTAGCGAGAAAGGCTTCACGGATAGCGTGACTAACGAGAGTCTTGAAGGTAATCAGAACAAGGGTTCCTCTGCTCGCCAGGCTGGCGACCCCAAGCCTTGGCCCGACGACGAGATCGAGGGTGGATCGGCCAACAAAGGCACCCAGCCCGCTGATCCTATTGGTAAAGCCCAGGATCGCGTGGACGTACTTAAGTCCACAACGACTCCCGACAATAACTCTGGCCCCACCACCACTTGGAGCGGCACAGACGGCAACGGGGTTCTGCGCCAGCAGGAGCCAGTTACCCGAGAGCTACAGCAGAACAACACCGATAACGGCTGGACCTCCCATGTGATCGCAGCTATGAAAGTAGCGGATCTTGAAGAAGATCTAGGTCTCATCAAGAGGGACGAGAAGCCAAATCGTCTCGCTGAGCTAGCTTCCCAGAGCGATGAGGAAATCGCTCAGGTTGAGCAGACTCTCTCGAAGGTCAAGACGGCAGGACTACAGCGCTTGGCTGAAGCTCGTACAGCTTCGGTTCGAAAGCTTCCGTCCTTCACGTCTGGTCGTGCCGCAGTAGGGGCAGGCCACTATGACGTTAAAACGGGAAAGTTTGCAAGCTCCTTCGAGCGCGTAGCCACCGACCATGAAGCGGCAGAGGTACAAGAGGAAACTTCTCTTGACTCTGGTCTTTTCATGTAAATGGAAAAGGTTAACTAATTTTTTATATTTCGCCGTCACTTGAAAAGGTGAACGGTATCAGCGCCAAGGCGCGAGAAACCCAACACACTAACACAGGACCCTAGATAATGCAAGTAATTTACGGTGATGCTTCAAACATCAACCTTACCGCGCAGAAACGTCTGATTAGGGTTGTTGAGGGACAGACACAGGCCACGCCTTACGCTGGTTACCTGGATCCTTCTCTTCGCAACACAGACGGTTCAATCAGAATCCCGAAAGAAACCGACACCACTCCGGTGGCTAGGGAAAAAGAAGCCTTTACGTACCAGAACTCTCTGACTCCTGGACTCGTAATGGTAAAGACTACCGGCGAGAATTACACAGTCGCCGCTAGCCCCGCAGAAGCCGTCCGTCCTGCTGGCCTTTTGGCTCAGTGGGTAGGAGGAGTCTTCGACGGAGTTAAACAGACTAACGAGATCGCCGTCTGGCAGGGCGTAGATTCCGTCTACGACCTCTTGGCTCCAGCCTGGAACGATGAAGGTCTAGCCGCAGCCGTATCAGCGGCAGCCGCAGGTAAAGCTCCACTCCTTTACGCAGGTAAAGATGGACGCCTAACCTACATCTCCTCTCCGGGAAGCCGTGTCGCTGTAGCTGAAGTCATTGATAGGCCTTCCTCCAGCGTCCTACGAATCAAGCTACTGGTATAAGGATAACATCAATGGAACTAACAGCACGACAGGCAGTAGCCTCCGGTGACTATGAGGAGAAGCTAAAAGATCTTCCGAAGCTTTCTCGAAAGCAAAAGGTCGCTCGACTAGAGGCTATTCTAGCCGACAAGCAGAATGCGCTTCGCCGCATTGGCCAGGGAATGGTCGGACCGATTCAGATCCGCCTTCGCTACGAGGGAATCGTTCGAAATGTCCTCGTAGAGGACACCCTAGAGCGTGGACCGCTCATGCCTTACGACATCCTGGACGACCTTGGTCGCGCATACGTGCTTAACAGCACGGATGCCGAGGTCAAGATCACCCCGTTCGAGGGTAAGCAGGCTTTCCCGCAGCTATTCAGGATCGCCTCCTTCCCGCGAATCCGCAAGGAGGATCTGTACTACCTCCGCGTCAACGCCGTTGAGTACGCTCAGGACGAGACGCGCCAGGCAATCCAGAAGCAGGAGGACGCCCGTCTTATCCTTCTACTTGAGCAGGCCATCGTTGGCCTAGGAGCCGCCATCGCTGGTACCTCCACTGGATTCCCGGTAATCGGTACCGCCCCAACTGGTGGTGTCGCTACAGGAATCGCCTCTGGACCCGCCTCCGTACCGAACGAGCACACCGTGCTCCTAGGTGCAGGAAACCCACTAGAGCCTGCTGACTTCTACAACGCAGTCACGCAGATCGAGATCAACCAGCTTGAAGCTCGTAGAGTGCTAGCCCACCCGGCCGACATTCGCGATCTTTACACCTGGGACCTAAACGTTACTGGATTCCGCTTCAAGGATGAGGTCTTCGCAGGAGGACGCATCACATCCTTCGGAGAGTTCCAGATCCAGCGTTCGATCATCGTGCCACAGGGTGAGATCTTCCTCACCGCTGAGCCTGAGTTCGTCGGCGTAATGCCGGTCATGTACTCGCTCGACGTGGAGGAGAACCATCAGGTAGAGCAGTTCTACAAGGGATGGGTCATGGACGAGTTGATAGGCATGTTAGTCTTAAATCCCCGTGGTATCTCAAGATTGCTCAAGGCAGATTCAACTGCTGCCCCGGCAAGACTGGATATTTCTGGATTGGGAGTCGGCAAAGCCCTCACTCAGGCAGAATCCCCGACGAGCTTCGAGCTTTAAGTCAAAGCCCAACAAGCATCAAAAAGGCCCGCCAAGTGCGGGCCTTTTTCTTTCCCTAATTAGGAGCGTTTAAACAAGCTGGAGGGCTGTCTCTACGAACTCGACGCCTTTGACCTTGCTTGGCTCTAGGCGTTCGGCTCTCTCCTGCTCCCATGCCTCTGAGCAGGGATTGTCGTAGTTATCAACAGGATGCGTGCCGATCTTCTTAGCGTAGGCTTCGGCATAGCCTCCAGGCATCCTCTTATCATTCCAGGGGTTCTCGATCACACCTAGCTTCTGAGCAGCCTCATCAAGAGCCTTAAGGGCAGCCTTGCCCGCAACGGAAGGGGGAATGTTGAACGGACTCACGTAGCCAGAGTCGATACTTCCCCCGCTTCCGAACGCGGCATGAACGAGCCCACGGGGGCATAGGGGTCTTCCATCCATCTCGGTCTCGACGGCATACCCGTCGATGCCATTCTCGGCAACGTAATCACGGATCTTTTCTAGAGCTTGTCTTCTGGTAGGCGACTTCATCTCTAAACCCTTTCTAATCAACGAAGGACGGCTTGGCCCAAGCCGCTTTAGTGGCATCATCAAAATAGGGCCAGAACTTCTTAAGGAGGTTCTTCTCCTGCATCGTCATAAGATCCTCATTAAGGATATCTACATAACGCTCACCGTCCTCCGACTCAACCAGTTCTTCGGTATGGCATTCCCACATGAGGCTAGATACCCCATCGTAGATCTGAGCCACCCGATAGATCTTCTTCGGGAGCACAACCTCGTAGTACTCATCCTTGTCAATAACAGGGAGTTTACACTCCTTGCTAATCTTGTGGGCAAGCTCCTCGTCTCGAACCTGCATAGCCCAGGCTTCGGGATCCTTGGGATAATCATCAGGATCTATAAGTGCTCCCACCTGGCAGCTAAAGTTAAGCGCCTTTGCGATGAGACACGCCTCGGTTTGGCCTGGCACGGCAGGCATGAGATCATCGATCTCTTTAGCGCCACCAGCTTGACGGACTCTATTGCAGAAATCCCTCAACTCGTCAAGAGAGGCCATTCCCTTAACTGTGGCGGGATCAAAGATGGGTGAGGTTGTTGACATGGGATCTCCAAGTTAAGAGGGACCGGCCCGAAGGCCGGTCCCGATTTTCTAAAAACCAGCGCTTGGCTTCTTAGTGATTTTGGCTGCCCTACGCAGCACCACCGCGACCGCCTTCGCACGTTCGGGCTGGCTGGTGCCTTCTTTTGCAGCTTCCAGCAGCATGCCCACCTGAACGTTGTTGCGCCAGTTCGTTTCGACCTCAGGAGTGATCTTCCCTCCGTAGTTCTTAACGAGGACGCCAACGCCCTTGATGATGTCGTGATGACCGGCCTTGGGGTAGCTGGACCAGCAGTTGTGGATGATCTTAAGGGAACGATCAAGCACAAACCCCTCGTTATCGATCATAAAGCACTCTTCGGGACCAGTCGAAGAGGTGACCTTAATGTCTCCATCGTTCTTCGGGCTGATCTTGTTTGGAACGTAGAAGCCGTTCCTACGGACAATCTCATCGATCTTAGAGACCGTGGGATGATCCGTTGCGAGTGCCGAGGAGTACGTCTGACCCCGAGTAATGCGGGTCTCGAACTTATCCTGGTGGAGAAACACCCAGGTTTCATACTCCACTGACGCCTGAATGGTGTCCACCATGATGCGCCACGGATGTTTGCCCTGTTCGGCCAAACGGCTCAACGCAGTGATGCGCTGATATCCATCCGTTAGGGCGTACTTCCGATCCTGCGGCTGCTGCGACTCCCACTGGTATGCCTTCGTACCCGGAAGCAAGCCTTCGAGAGGTTTACGGATATTGACCAAGGGAGCGTCTAGAAGCCCCGGATCAAAGTCCTGCTCGATGTTGTCAGCAGCGGGCTGCTGTTCGCGCTGGCAGGCGGGAAGGAAGATCTCCCGCATATCAATTTCCATGCGCTCGCGAGTACGACGCTCCCACGGCTGGGTCTCAAAGGAATCCACCGCCTTGTTGTAGCGGATTACCCCGTGACCTTTCTTGATGCGGCCCTTCTTCGGTTTTGCGTTCTTTTCGCGGATTTTCCGCTGGGTAGATTTGTTCATGGCGGATAGACTATCAGGGTCCTTAGCGCTTGTCAAGCCTAGAGTCTATGCCATCGAACTAGGCCCGTCCAATTGCAATCCGCTCCAGCCAACCATTTGGCCACGGGAGCATACAGATCGATGGCTCGTGTATAGCCTTCTACGGATCCTCCCCCTCCCCCTATATCGTTCTTAACGATAATGGTTTTGCGGCCCGTAGAGACGGATTCTATGGCTATCGGAGTCCTGTTGGGCAGACCTCCTAATGCTTCGCCCATATTTAGCTCAGCAAAAGACCAACCAGCGGGTAGGGTTCCTATGCCGACTACTGCTGGTCTAGCATTGAGGTCGAATCCTCGATAGCCCTGGGAGCCCGACTCGCAAGGTTCTCCATAGATGGAGGCCCCTACTGTGGTCCAATGGACTTTGGGGTGCTTCTTTGCCCACGCGCGTCCTACTCGGACATCACAGGCGTGGGTCCTGCACCCTCTTATGTGGTGCTGATGGTGCTGGTTATTGTGATGTACTGGTACTACTATTGCTAGACTTATCAGGGTTTTCGCAATAAGTGGGATTGCTCTCCACTCCTTTCGTTATGGTTGATAAAGAAGAAGGCCCCCGAAGGGGCCTTCCTGAACATCATCCGTGATGATAGCTTAGCAGCTTCCTAGCTACACTTTCTGCAAGTCCTTTTGCAGTTCTTCCCAGTTGTATCCGCCCCAGTTACGCTGGGTCTTGGCGTTAAGAGACTCCTGGGTGATGAAGGCCCAAGCTTCTACCGTGTACTTCTTGTAGAAGGCTTCTGTCATTACCTGGCGCTTAGCCCAAGTGACGATGGCTAGATTCCCCTTGCTGGGTTTACCAACAATTGGGACGTAATGGCCACCTTCGATCTGGGCTCCCTTAACGACGGCCCAAGGTTCGCCGTTGTTGAACTGTTCCATAGCGCTGCCAGGGAATTCAAATCCAATTCCGACCGCATCGAAGATAAAGGTAGCTTCGATAACGGCCGCTATGTTCGTGACCGGAATGCTGACATAGGCGGCAATCTTATGCCGCTTGCCGCTAGCATCAATCAACCCAGTCTTCTGTCGGTACTTAAAGGATTCGCGTGGATCCGTTCCGTTGTCTCCTTCTCCCGTCTGAGGATCGAAACCAGTTACGGCACCATAATCGGCTAGTGCATTTTCTGGCGTGAATTTAACGGGTTCAACCCCTACGGGGGCTCCAGGGAGAGCAAGGTTTGCAATCAGCATCTGCTCGTGATCGGCACCTGCGAATACGCAGTCGCCATACTGGTCGTTTCCGAGCATCCCCCAATCTTTGAAGGTGTTTCCGTGTCCAAAGACTTCGGGCACGAGAACGGCCGTCTTAGCCGACCTGTAGTTCTCGTACTGGAGATCCCGGCTGTCGGGCTTTGAGAAATTATTTCCGAGCTTAAGTGTCATTAGAGAGTTAGGTTGAGGCCGCCCCTACTGAGGGACAACAGAATTACCCCCACAACGGTCAGAATCGCCCCGGCAACGTAAGCGGCATTTACCAAATCGATAACGCCGAAGATCACGAGAACAATTCCTGCGATGGCCAAAAGAAGCTGAATTATGGACATTTGTTACAAGTTTCCTTTCGATTGTCCTTCCTATATTCAGCCCGAGCACCATCCCATTAATAAGCGACAAGCAGTATTAGTAGTTCAGTTAAGTACACATACAGACACGAAGGGATGCAATGACAACCACCCGTAAAGCTGCGACTAAATCGCGCAAAACCAAAGCGAAAGCTTCCCGTGCCCCGAAGGCCGAGACAGTTGCAGAGACACCGCAGGCCCCTCTTGAGGAGGCCGCTAATTACCTGGCCACAGAGCTAACGGATGAGCAGCGACAGGCGAAGATCAACGCCTACGTGACGCTCACTAGTGCTGGGCTAGAAGTTCCTCCTAGCCTCAAGCAAGAGGTGGAGGCAATTGTTGCTGCTGCCAAGGAGATTGAGGCTAAACAGCAAGAGGCCATTAAAGCCGCTCAGGATCAGCAGCAGAAAGACATCGAGAAGGGCAACCAGAGCGAGCGTAAGTGGGTTTACAACCTCTACAACGCTCCGTTCTCCCTACGCTTCCAGGGCAAAGGGGACGACAAGGGCAGGAGAATCGAGCTTAAAGCCCGAGGTCAGCGCGGGGATCTCTGTCCCCTAGATGGCGATGACTTGAAGGATCCAAATCTTCAGGTAAACGTAGAACTAGGTCTCATTGCCATCATTGGCGAAGGCGATGCTCATGCCATCATCTCCAAGCAGACCAAGAACATGACCCGGACCCATACCCCGTTCGCTGTGCTTACCAACGAGAAGGGCGAGGCCTATGGCCCCGACGCCCTTAAGGTAGAAGCGGAGTTCGGCAGCCAGGGGGTAGTAGTAGGCTACGTTGATCCCAATCTGGGATCCCAGCACGAGAACGCCAAATGGGGAGTCGGTCAGACCTCCGGAGGTGTCCTTCGACCTGAGCAGATCAAGCAGTTCGTGCCTACGGGAGGAAACCCAGCCATCATCTCAAGTGGCTTTCCTGACAAAAACGCTCAGGCAAAGATCGCAGATGATATTGCGAGGCGCAAGGGCGCAGAGGGGCCAAGCTCAGCGGGCATCCTGGCCGTAACGGTCGATCCTGTCCAGAAGGGATAATCATGTCTCTTATTGATAAGATCCTCGGCCATTATGGGTATATTAAAAGGCCGATTTTCAAAACGATTGATCGAGGGGGTCTCGAAGAGGCGATTAACTCCAAGATTCGCGATGAAAATGAAACCCGAAAAAAGCAGGCTGTAGAAGATATGGCTGTCTTTTGGGACGGAGCTTTGGGTCCAGGAAGTACCGCTCTTCCTCTAAACGATTCTGCGATAATTCGCCACTGGACAAACGAAGAAGGCGAGTTGGAGGCAGAAAGGGATGGCGCAATCCTAGCTCTTAAAAGGGAGCGCGTTACCACTGACCCTTTCTTGTGGGCCGACCTTAGGGCAGCCAATTATCAGTTCCCTTATTTTTATAAGGGAAGTAGGACTTTACGGCAGAGGTAAATCATGGGACCAATTACAGCGGTTAAGGCATATTTATATAAGCGCAAGGCCGTCGAGGGCATGCGAGAAAGCCTTAGCAATATGGAGGCGCGAGAGAAGGCACATGTTCCTTATGCGGCACCGACGTGTATAGACATTACCCCGCCAATTTCTCCTCTAATTACCCCCGAAGGGGTAAGGAGATCTAAGAGACAAGATTTGGCAGCAGACTATTTGCAGTATCGCCGGGAATTTGCAGAGAAAACGCAAACCCTTCCTGACGGTACAGTAGTCTGCGACCTTTCGGGCTCTTAAATAGAGAATCGATTCACCCAAACTTAGGAGACATATGTCAGATAACACAAAGGGGGAGACCCAGGAGGAGTATCTTGAGCGCATCAAGAACGCCCCCGGTATCTTCTCTGATTTCAACGAGACGGCCAAGGATGTAGTTAACCGAGCCGAGCGCCTAGTCCATGAGGCTGAGGTTAGGCTAGGACTAACTGACCTGGCCCCAGATCCCCATCCGGATGGAGTAGAGGACGTACAGCACGACGCGGCCGTAGGCTTCGTCTATCCAGGCACGGACGAGAAGTCCGTAACTGGCGCAAAAGCTAAGGAGGAGCCAAAGGAGGAGACTCCCGAGGAGCCTGCCGAGGAGCCTGAGGAGGAGCCAGTAGAGGAGGCTCCGACCGAGGAGCCAGAGCCGGTTGAGGAATCTAAGCCAGCCGCTAAGGAAAGTAAGTAGTCGTTTAAACGTTCTGGGAGAGGGGTCGCCAAGATCCCTCTCTCGTCAACGGAGGGGCAAACCTCCATTGCTCCTCTTTAATGTGAACAAGCGCTTGAATAACGCGCATCTCGGGCGAACCGCTAACTTCCACCCAAGGGAGCCCGTAATGCTCAAGCTGTTCACGGAACTCCCGGTTCATCCATCTACGGATGGTCTTTCCTCCGTCTCGCGTACCGTCCTGGTCGAAGGGAACCCCTCGCTCATCGGTGAGGATGTATAGGTCGGCCTTGCAACTACGCGCAATCCATTGCACGTCCTCGGAAGCATGGCCCATATAGCGCTCCTGCCAGATTTTGGTAGCAAACGCATTAGTGTCGCAAATGGTATAACGACTTCCCACCTGGGCGCTTTCATCCTCTAGACGTTGCTGGCGAACGGCAATACGTAGAAAATCATCATCCTCCCAGGGGATCTCATTGCGTTCCTCTTCCACGTATCTACGTCCATACTCGGGAACCCACTGAGCGTCCAAATGGGGAAGGAGATCCATGGCCAACGTCGAGGTACCCGTTGATTCGGCCCCAACAATCACGATCCGCTTGGTGAGATAGGTTGCTGCTGGCCGAGAGAGGTAATTCCAATACCTGGAGGTATCTTCTCGAATCATAGAGGCAGAGATAGGGCTTCCTCTTCTGCTCTCGTCATATAGGGCATGCCGAGCCCCCCAGCGATGAGCTAACTCCTCCCCATAGGCCTCCGAGGAGAAGATAACATCGACGGCACCAACGGCTCCCTTAAATAGCTCTATATGTTTATTCCAAATATCATCGTCATGGAAATCATCTGGAATCTCATCCCAGACGGAGACCACCTTCACGTCTGGGAATAGCATCTTGACCCATTTAGCCCGCTCTTCCAGGGGGATGCTCTCGGTAATTGAGCCGCCCACAAGGACGATTAACTCATCGCAATGTTCCCTGGCGTGCTTGATGAGCATAACATGCCCTTGGTGGAGGGGATAGAACTTCCCCAATACAAGCCCTCTACGCATAAGCGTAACTCACTTCCTCGGATGGACAGGCAGCACGCCACTGTTTATAGCCAGCAAAGCAGAGGGCTAGGAATACCACATAAACCCCTGAGGTCAGAGCGAGGCCCTTGACCACATAGAGAGGAATGTAAATGACATCGGCCATCATCCATAGCCACCAGTTCTGGAGCTTCTTAAGCGAAAGCAAAGTCTGGGCACTGAGGCTGAGGCCGGTAGTAGCGGCATCCCAGAACGGAGCCGTATCGTGGATAGAGCGCAGCACTGGCAGCATGATAGCTGTAGCTGCGACTGCTCCCACCAGGCCCCACAGCAGAGCCTTAGGAGAATTCGTCACGTCCAGTTCGGTTTTACCTGGACCCAGCTTAAGCCAAGCCCACCAGCCAAATGCCGTCACGACGATGTAGACGACCTGAAGGGCGCTATCTGCGAACAGCCCAGCCTCGGCAAAGATGAACAAGAAAAAGAGATTGTTGGCTAGCCCGATAGGGAAGTTCCAGATGCTGATCTTAACAGTGAGGTATACGCACCAGATCCCTGTAATAAAGCCCAATAGCTCCGCCACGCTTACATGATCGTTGTAAAGCAGAAAGAGAGGGTGTTCTAGCCATGTAATTATACTATGCATTACTTAAACCTCTCTGGATAGGTCTCGCGTAGACGCTCGATTTCGGCTTCGTCTTTTTCGATACCCTTCTGCTTTTCTTCTTCTCTTTTGCGAGTTTTGGCTTCCTTATCCTTTTTGCGCTTTTTCTTGTATTTATCGATCTCATCCTCAGTGGCATTTCGATCCACCACTAGATTAAGATAGTTATGCTCGTAGCCCGACTCCTCAACCAAACGGGGATTCTTGTAGCCCCTCGCCATCTCGGTGAGTAACGCAAAAGCCTTATCTAGGGACAAACCGTCCAGATCCCATATGATGTTGCCGAGGTCGATCTCGACTAAATATTCTTTATTCCTATATTGAACGTCGCTCATTATCCCACCAAGATCACGAGAGCTAGGGTAGTCAGCAGACCGCACATGATGGCGATAGCAACACGATGCCAGCGATGGACGCAGAAAGTCGCGGCGTAGTATCCGCCCGCATCCCCAAGGCCGTCAAAGAAGAGATGGCGAATGTAGGTCCAGAGCGTGAAGGCATGGAGGGTCATCCCTGTTCGCCAGTTGCAGTTGAATGCGAACGGAGACGCTTAACACGCTCAACTTCGGGGTCGGCAATATATTGGGCCTTCCGAAGATCGGTGTTCGCGTGGGGGAGGTTGGCTTGTTTGCTGGCAGAACCTTCTGCCAGTATTATAAACACCCCACAAAATACGAATATTATAATAAAAATTGTCGTTAGCATTTGTTAAGTACTGAAGGCTTTACGAATGTCATTGGCGAGTTCGGAAATATCAGCCAGGAGGCCTTGAGCCTCATAGACACGCCTAACCATTTTGCGATGATGGTAAGGGCATTCGTTCTCCCCATTTCCACTCCCCACTACGGGGCATTTAGGTTCAGGACAGACTTTAAGGGCAACCTTCTTAACCATTAGGTAATCCTTTTTGTTCGCTCTGGCGCGTCACTAAGACGACCCTTATCTGTACGGGCACGACGGTCCTTGGGACCTTTGCGAAGTTCGTTAGCCCCTCGTATCTCCTTAACCTTAGCCCGCATTAAGTCTGCCTGCCAAGCTCCTGCTCGCTCCAAATCATCAGCAAGACGATCTTTATAGTCAGCCTCAACAAGAAGCCTTTTTCGCAGTTCCTCAGAGTTCATTCTCGACAGGTGGCTCAAGCAAGATAATCTCGTTGGCACGCTCGCACTGTGGGTCTTCGTGCTTATGTGCATATTTGACTGCTGATCCCAGGTCGGGAAATGGACCAACCCATTCGCCATCAGGTCGCTGTTTAGAAGGTGGAAAATGAATGATGTTGGTGGTCGCTCGCGCTTCCTCGACAGGCGGTAAACAAGCCAGAGCGTCGAGCGGTGGGGTGAGTATCGCCATGAGTTCGTCCATCCCCTGCACGGTGCCGGGGTAGCGTCCTTCGGCTCCGATGCGGATAGCGCCGATCATCGTGAGTGCCTGTTCGACCGCCTCTCGTAGTGCCTCTGTCGCCTCTGGAGTAGGTGGAATTGTAAGAACGTTCTCGCTTGAAAGATCACCTGATAACCCAGCCTTCTGGCGACGAAGGATATGCGGATGTGGTCCGGGTACCGGGACGTTCGCAAATGCCTCCTCAATCGAGTGAAAGTAGTCTGACTCGCGGCCACCGTGCGAGCACCAAAACCATTCCATCGAGTCTGGCGTCTCGACAGGAGCAGGAGAGACAGGCAACGAAGTACCCGAATCCTCAATCTCGCTGAGCACGGAGGCCGCGTAGCCTCCTATCTGACCACGAGCCTTGGCGATCTCCCGCAAGCCGTCGCAGGCGATCTGAAGCGCCAGGCCGTCGTCCTCTCGTGCCTCGACGGCAGGGGCGGTGATCGGCTCGCATGTTCCCGGTGCGCCCGCGTGGTGATCGCCTGTATGCCCGACCTCTCGCTGACAGGCCAAGAACCCCGCTCCATAGGGAATCCTCGTGCCACACTCGTCGGGGGTTGTCCCGTCAGAACGAGCAGCGAGGGCGTGCTGCGCCAGTTCCGCGCAGTCCAGCAGCGGGATGTTCTTGTGGGGCCGCTCGGCCTCCTCCCACGCCACGATTCGTTCAAGCGCCTGCTCCGGGGTTAGCTGTGGTTGGTCGCTCATAGTTTAACCTCAACGATCCTCTCATCGGGGAGCCAGATACCGGCAAGATGGCCATTGTACTGGTCTCCTACATCGACGCAATAGGACCAGCCCTTGGGGGTCTCATATTTGCGAACTTTATCCCCTCGGCTGTGCCCGAAGATCTGTCGATACTCCATGTATAGCTTCTCGGTAGCGTCCCGCCAAAGGATCCCGCCAACGGGGCTAGGCCCTCCACGCTTTTTACCAATAGCATCGCGAACGGCTAGAAAATCCCGATCTTCATCGGGATCGCCAAAACCTAGACCTTCGGTTTCGTCCTTATTTTGCATGCCGTTGAGCCATTGTGCCATGGCGGCAGGATCTGTCTTGGTAAGTAGGAACCCGTCTACCTCGTAGGCAAGTTTAAGCCGTCCCTCTGCGGCAGCCCCCTTCATGATGTGAAGGGTCTCATAGGGCGGCTTGATGTAGCCGGTAAAAGTATGGGTTTCGTCCACTACGGCAGCATCGTGGTTGCCCCAGAGGATTACGTCAACCCAATCTTTGCACACAGCAGCGTCCCAGCACATAAGGTCTGCGGAAGAAGATCCGGGGACCATTCGGCCTTCGGAATATCCGCTACCAAAGTGACCAAGGTCCCCTAGCTGGATAACGCGCACGTCCTTGTTGAGGCGTCGGGTACCCTCTCCGTGACACAGTTCACAGAAACCACCCTCTAGGGCGCCGTCTCCAGAACCCTCGCACTCGGGGCACTCGCCAATGATGCCCTCCTGCTTAAGCAGGGCCTCTAGCCGGTCGTAATGGCCGTGTACGTCTCCAATTATGAGGGTATTCATTATTCGGTTCCCCGAATGGTGGCACCCTTGAAGAAGCCCTCGCAGACAGTGACCGTGACGGGCTTGCCGACAGGATTGGTGGCCTTAAATCTGTAGAGAGCCGCATCCTCGTTGCCGCAGCCTTTGTACTGGATGAAGAACCATTCCCGATGCGGGGAATAGATGTGGGTAAACCCTGAGGTTTCGAGAGCCCGTTCAGCCTTCTGTTGACTCGTCAGGGAGGCGCATCCCGCCTCAGCCAGAATGACGAATAGGAAGATGGCCACAATGGCAATGACCCAGTAAACCCAACTCTCTAGGTAGAGAAGGCGACGACGGAAGCTACGTTTGTATTTGGGCGGCCGATTCATTTGCCCAGGGTAGAAGTATCTGCTCATGGCCAGATAGTATATACGGAAGCCACGGCTATGTCAAGCTACCGGCTCGTCTACGAGCTACGGCTTCTTGAGCCCTCTTGGTCCGCTCTAGATGATCGGAGGGCCGAACGGGGGCTAGGGCAGTTGTCTTCTTAATGACGGATTGGGCATAATCAATCTCTTCTGTATCCTGACCGCCAGCATCCTTAACATAAACGATGTAGCTAGCAGGGTCGATGACCTCCTGCTCATCCATCTCAATAGGATAGAAATCATCTTTGGCTAGTAGTTCCACTACCTCGGGATCGCGAGTATCGGGCCAATGGGCGTAGAGGGCCTTGCTTACGTTTAAACGCTCAAGGGCCTCAGCTAATTGCTTAAGCTCCGCGTTCGTGTAGATGTTGATGCTTTGGAGCCTATCGGCGCCATCCTTCATGATGGCGTTGCCTAGAAAGTCTCCATTTTCGTTATAAACCAGGACAGGTCGGTACACGTTTGTATTCCTTTAGCAGAAAGAAAAGAAGGGGGACTTCTTTCTTTATTTTATTACAGTGTCCACAGCTAGAGGTCTGATTGAGCCAGCCTCGATCCGGATGGGGAAGAGGCAGGATATGGTCGATAGTCATCGTATTAGCAAACGTCACCCCGCTCTTTCTCTGAGGCTTGGTCCGTTTGACCCCTCGGCGTCCACAGTAGACGCAGGGATCCCCTTCGAGGATTCGTTTCCAACTCTTGTTCTTTGGCTTCCGAGTGCCTTTGCCTAACAAAAGGCGCTCGATATCCTGAGGCCCTAGCTCTCGTAGATCCATGGGCGCAGTATAGCAGGCCTCTCCTAGCAATTAATTGATAGCTATGAGTCTCGGCGTGCGCTATGAATTGGGCTCTATAGCCGTCAACGATACGGCTGAGCTTTATGCATCCCTGATGTCCGAAGGGAAGCCTATTCCTGCAAACGAAATCGAGGCTGTTGAATTTACAATTCAAAAGCCAGATGAGGAAAAGGCTGGCCCCTTTCCGGGCCAAGTGGAAGAAGATGGCCGAGGCTACTACCGCTGGACTCATACGACCGAAACGGGCGAGTATCAGGCCAGCGCCCAATTTACGAGAGTTACCGGAGAGAAAAAGAGCGTCCTGCTGGACTTCGCTGTAGTCGATCCCTTCGACACCACCCCGATAACGCTTGAAGAAATCGTAGCCGATGATGTCTGGCTACGTCTAGAGGATAGCTTCGACTCTACCGAGGGGGGAGCTTGGCTTAAAGACGTAACCCAAGCCCATTTTGATAAGAAGAAGATTGCCCACTATATCCCCGAGACGGTTCTCGACATCAACGTTCAGAGTCCTTATAGCGAAGCAGCCCTAGCGGACTTTGCCCAGCCTGGACCTAATGGCGAACCAAACGCTCTGCTTCCTCTAGTTGCAAAGGGAGTTCTCTGCAAGGTCATCATGCACCTTATTCGTAACTACGTCGAGCAGCCGATTCCTAAGGGCGCCCCGATTGCCTACGAAGGCCGCGAACACTACGCCAGAGCCTGGAAGGAAGTTTACGACAACGAGCACACAGACTACTACACCCTTGTTCGCCTCTGGAAGAGGGGTCTCCTACATCTTGGCCACTCCGCTCTGCTCGTCCACTCCAAGGCTGGAAGGCTTTACTACGGAACTGCTCTTCGTACTCGGAACATTTCTCGCGGATTCTACTAGGTCATGCCTGAATATTTTAATGTTATTCGCTACGAAGGCGAAGGGGAAGTTCCTTTTGACATTAGAAAACGTCGCAAACAAAGCCAAGAAACGATGCGACGTATGGGTACCCCTGTGCTCATTAAGCATATGTATAACATCGATGATGTGGCTAAAGGAATAGCCACCGAGAGCGTCAATTGGGACACCATCTACGGGCAATCGACCCACGATGACCCTAGCTCCCATGGTCCGGGCTTTGTCTCAGTAGAGACCAAGGAAGGCGAGTGGCTTGATGAAGAAGGAAATCTTCATATTGCCGAAACCCCTGAAGCCGGATGGGTACCCGCTCCAAAGTATCGAGGGTACGGACCGGGATACTTAACCTATTGCATTCTCCCTGACGTACCAGAGGACATCTGGAAGACCACAGCCCAGGGCGCCCTCCTACATACCCAGCAAGCCCGTGTACTACTCCCTTGGTATCCGCCCTGCGGGGATAACGATCTCCTCATCGTAGTTGAAATAAATGGTCAGCAGGAAATTGTCAACACACTTGAGCGCTATCAGCTAAAGCAGGTTAAGCCAACCTCCCTGAGGGGCCTCAATCGACTAGGCCAGCGGGAGTTCAACATGGACGCCGCTGGCAACCGCTTTTGGGTACAGCAGGAATGTGAAGCCAACAAGGTGCTTGAGACAGACCCGATCTATGAAGTCGAGGCTGACAGGTAGCAATGTCCAAAAATCAGAAAAACCAGATCACGGATGTTAAAGGCAACCGGACCATCCCGCCCAAATATGCGCTGCAACAGACCCTTCAGTACAAGACCTTCCTGAAGCGGGCCATGGTGGAGTCGATTCAGAATGCTTTCAAAAACCATCCTGATAAAAAAATAGCTGGATCAAAAGTAGGAATCGACTACCGTACCGACCGCACGGACTTCCCTCAGGTTATCGTTAAGTTCTACGAGCAGACGATAGCCAACGCCGGGGTAGGTCACTCGGAGTGGTTCCCCTCCCCCACGGATCCCAACTACAAAACGGGAGGACCCTACACGGAATTCATCCAGTATGGCCACCGCATGTATCGAGGCAGCCTGGAGTTCGAGATCTGGGCTCTCTCAACCCTCGATAGGGACAAGATGGCAGACGCCATCATTGAGGTACTTGCAATGAGTGAAGTCTCGACAGAGGGCCTTGCTTTCCGTGCTCGTATTTACGAAAGCATCGAAGAAGCTCAGCCTTATTCCCATTGGCACTTCGTGGCTCTCAACACAGATCTAATAAGCGGGTATGGGGAGCAGCAAGGCTTTGTGCCCTGGCTGGCAGAAGACGTTTTGTCCTTCCAGACCTCCTATCGCATTCCCGTATTTGGTGAGTTCTACAGCCGCACTCCCAATCCGCCCGCACCGGCAGGACTCGTTGAAGAGGTGGACATCTATCCGTGGGATGAAGCTGATCCGCTTGACATTCCACCCGAAAGTTTCCCCGAAGGCATCATTCCTGAAGGAGATTACCTCAAAATACGCAAGCGCCACAAAGTAACTCCTGAGCCCGAAGAAATCCACGGGCTAGAGACTAGTCCCTTCCTTGAGACAGAACCCGAATTGGAAACTAAAGGTTAATGGCTTACGACGAACAGACATGGATTGATTTTAATCCAAAATTCACCCTCTCGGCGTTGCGAATGAGCCATCTTGAGAGGGGAATTGCCGGGGAGGAAACTAGAGCAAAAAACGCAGAGTCAAGCCTTTCCTCCGAAGTAGCCTCTGAGCGTTCTAGAGCTAAATCAACAGAGGCCGAACTCTCGATAGAAACTTCTACTGAGCGCTCAAGGGCTGAAGCAGCCGAGAAAGCACTCAAAACCGAAGTAGGCTCCGAGCGCACCAGGGCCGAAGCGGGAGAGAAAAGCGCAAAGGAACAGGCCGAATCTCATAGTATTCCGCTTGTTCAAAAGGGTGCTGTGAGCGGAGTAGCCACCCTTGACGGAACGGGAAAGGTTCCTTCTTCCCAGTTGCCTCCTGGCGAAATCGTCAGCACCAAAACTGTTAAAAACGAAGCCGCACTTCTGGCTCTTAAACCAACCAAAACGGAAATCGTCGTTGTCGAAGAACCAGAAGAGAAAGCATATATCTGGAATGGTGGAAAAACTGGCACCATAACTGATTGGACAACTCTTACCTTCGCTACAGGTATTCAGGAAGTTAACGGAAAGAGTGGGGCCAAAGTCAACCTCACCGCCAGCGATGTCAGTGCTGACTCGGCAGGAGCGGCAGCCAGCGCTCAGACGGCGGCTATTGCAGCAGCCACGACGAAAGTTAACACTGAGCAAAGCAGGGCTGAAGCAGCCGAGGGGACTATCACAAGCTCGGTGACCACCGAGAAAAACCGAGCTAAAGCAGCAGAGACCGCCATCTCGGTAGAAGTGGCTGGTGAGAGAACTAGGGCCGAAGGAACTGAGGCCACAATCGCTCAGTCCGTTTCCAATGAGGCCAACCGCGCCAAAGGAATCGAGGCAGCGCTCGAAGCAACATTGACTGCTGAGATCTCCAGGGCCAAAGGTGCAGAGACTTCTCTCGAAGCAACTGACTCTGCCCTCAATACTGCTCTTGCCTCGAAGGTCTCCAACACCGACTCCCGTCTCTCGGATGAACGTGTTCCCCTTAATAACACCGTCAGCACAGCCAAGGTAGTTAACGAAGCCATCACTAAGGAAAAGCTCTCGCTTTCCGTTCAGGGCGAATTAGGAGGCGGAGGAGGCGGAGGAGGTACCGCAGCCAATTACGTCAACGTTAACGAATTCACAAACATCAAAGGTGAACCAAGGCGTCTCAAACTTTCGGAAGCCAAAACAGCAGATGCCGCGAAATTCATTCAGGAAGCTATCGAAGTCGCAGCCAAAGGAACCAAAGGCGGTCCCGCCAACCGTGGTGTGGTTTCCTTCTCCGAACCAGGGGAATATACCCTTAAATCTTTCCGGTCACCACCGGGTGGGGAAGCCTACCACCAGTTCAAGGTTCCTTATGCCAAAGGTGGATCGAAGATCAAATGCTGCTTTCACATTCAGCCGGGGGTTACCTTCAAGGGTCCTTCTGATAAATCGCTAATCTTAAACGTCTCAAAAGAAGCGTTAGTAGAAGCGTCCGAAAAAACCGGAACCACAGAAATTGCTGGTGAAGCCGAGTACGCAGTAGTCGGTATTGAATCAGCCCGCTCTCAGTACCACCTCTTGATGAGCGATGTGCAGATTACCGGAGAACTCAAGATCGAAGGTTCCTTCTCATCCAAAATCAATCCCAAATTCCTGGATGGTGTAATCTGCGCCTCTGGTGGAATCATCGAAAGATGTGTAATCAAAGGACCATTTAGGTACGCATTCTGTCCTGCCGCCAACCACATGCGCCTACACGAGTGTCAGTTCGGAGGTTGGGCAAAGATCGGCTACACCGAATGGGGTCGCGCCTCAGGAAACATCGAATATTGGTCCTGCGATCTACACAGCGGTGGCGTCGGCGTATACGTGGAGAAGGAAGCCTCAATCGCCGGTGACCGTTTCATCGGTGGATACATGGGTGGTGGTGAACTCCCGATGTTCTACAAGCCCGTCTCGGGTAATGGCCCAGCGTTCCTAAATGGACTTACCCTAAGCCATGTTCAGTTCGAGGGAGGAGCACGAGGTCTGTTTATCAATGACGACTGCAAATCCTCCATTCGTAACATTAAACTTAGCCACCTCCAGCTTCCGGCCGGAAGCGATGGACCAATGCAGTCGGCAGTCAAATCAGACCTCACGGTTCCCTTCGACGCATTCATCAAGGGCTCCCACGTCTCTGGCATCGAAGCAACCAATTGTACGGTCCTCGTAAACGCAGGTTGGGAAGGTTCCACAATTAGTGGTGGAATCATTGCCGAAAGCGTCGTCAACAGTAACTTAAACGACCTCACGGCGGTCATGAGAAAGGCACACGGAGGAGGATTCCCGCTCTTCCAGCTACCACCGCTTGCCGAAGAACCCATGATTGTGGAAGGAGTCACCGGATTTTACACCAACCCCGAAACGGGAGCCACGGTAACGCTAGAAATGCGAGTGGTTAAGGAAGCCGTTCAGCAAGGAGAAGTGTTACGACGGGCCAACTTCGTGAACCCGGCAAAGGAAGGTAATTACGGCGCTACCCCGTATAACCAAAGCGGGGGATCGGTTGTCGGTATCGCCATGCAGTCCGTGGGCGCCGGTCAGGTTTGTCCGATTGCCGTGCATAGTCCTCAAGCGGCCCAGATTCCCGTCAAGGTTGCCAACCTTGGTAATGCCCAAATGTCCAACGTTCGTATTTCGTGGCCTCCCGTACCACGAGGGGGTAAAACCACGCTGTCGCAAGCCTTGGAATTTGGTGCAGCGGAAGGTGCCGCCCACGAACCACCAATCGTTCTTATAGGTACCACTCCAGACGTAGGAGCCCTTTGGGTAAATTCGCTCCAGGATCTGCCATCCACGGGAGGGTTCCTGGTTGCTAATGGTGTCGTCTTCTCTTATGAAGAAACTATAGCTAAGGGCACCGTTACGACAGTAGCCAGTGTACCTATCGGCGGTGGTAACAAAGTCGAAATGACCCTTCCTGGAAGCACCAAAGGGGTCGCACCTGGAATGCGCGTGAAAGCTACCGGCGTAACCGAAGGTACTGAAGTAGTATGGGTTGATCCGATAGGTAAACGAGTTGAAGTCTCTAGAAACATGCTGGAAAATGTGACCACCACGGTCACGTTCACTGCCGTTGCCAATACCATAAACGGTGTACTGATGGGTAACACCACTCGTTCGGCAGAATCAATCGATGCATTCACGCTTAAAGGTACGCAGGAACTTAACGTTACTTCGGTTGAAGGATTCCCCACCGTGGGGGTCTTGCAGTTTGCAGGCGGCCCCAAAGTAAGCTATACGGGAATAAACCCCGTTAAAAAAAGCTTCACTGGATGCACGAGTGGAGCTACAAAAAGCAATGTAATGCGCAGCGGTACCTTCCTGATTCTATCGGGTACCCCTCTTATCAAAGGAAAGACCAAGGTAAACCGCGTTGCGCAAGTTACGTCCCTCACGGCCGGATCCGCAAAACTTGGCATTATCAAAACCGAAACAACGGGCTCCGTTACCTTCCATGCCTCTACCACCTCGGGCGGTATCGTCTCGACAGTCAAGGGTGTTGGCCCAACAACGCTGACGGTGGCTAACGCAACTGGTTTCGCTACCTCAGGAACATTAAGACTTGGAATTCAGGAACTAAGTTACTCTGGCCTGAGCGGAAATACATTCTCTGGCGTAAAAGGCTGGAAAGGAACAGCGGAATACACCAATGGCTCCCCTGTTGTGGAAGTACTTGCGATCCCGGTTGTCGCGGCAGGCAATTTCTCGAATAAAGGGAAACTGGTAATTAGCGGGGAAACATATCTTTACTCTGGTCTGAGCAAAGCCAAAACCTCCTTCGAAAAGTGCTACCCGGCAGCCCTAACCACCAAAACCATTGCAAATAAAGCTGTTGTTGAACAAAAAGAATATGCCATCACCGAAAATATCAAGTCTGTTCCCATAACAGGCGGCCTTTCTCTACCTGAAAGTGGACGCGCGAGGTATGTGGCTGAAACTACCGTCACTGAAGAAGGCGAACTTATCAGCAGCAATGAAATTACCGTAAAAGTAGTAAGCACGGCAGGCTTCCCCGCCGAAGGTACCATCCGCCTCTTGGCGAAGAATCTTAACTACACAAGCATCTCCCCCACTGAATTCAAAGGCATCCGCGTCTTCGTTGCTAAGAAGAAACAGCACCCCTTCTTCGTTGGATCAACCGTACAGCTTGTCGGTGGTCAGGAAGTCTATTACGGCTCCCGAACGGAAACGGAATTAAAAGAAGTTGTCGGCGTTGCTAGTGCTGCTGCATGTGTCAGCGGCGGAACTATTGTTGCCCAGGTACTGACGCCCGAAGGTGGTGTCGTTAAAATAGGCACCCATTTGCTGGGCTACGGAACCGCAGCAAGCATTAAAGGCAGAAACTTCCTCTACCCGGTTACCACCCCAGGAGGGGGAGAAACCATTACGAGTGGCACAGAAGTCGAAGATCGATACGTCGTGGCCGTCGATGGATCCCTCCCCGTAGCCTGCACATCAGCCATTATCGGAGCCAAAACCCCCAATGCGCTCCTAACTGAAGGATTCATCTCACTAAGCGGTGAAGGAAATTCCGAACAGGAATCGGGAGGTCCCCCAGTGGAAGAAGAAGAAGAAGAACAGGGAGGATCGCCGCCTGAAGAAGAAGGCCAAGGAGAAGAACTTGAAGAAGGAGGTGGCTACCTACTATTGCCGCCGCTTATCAAAACCACCACTAAAGGTGCGTCCTTCAAAGTATCCACCAAACCAGAAACGGTGGAAGTGGAATCTACTACCGGCCTCCCCAGTTTTGGAAAGCTCACGATTGGTAGTCAGGCGCTCACATACTCTGGTATCACCGTATCTAGCTTTACTGGCGTAAAAGGATGGGATACCAGCAGCACTGAAGAAATCGTCACCGGAACCCCCGTGCTCTATGCGTACTGGGATAACGAATTGCTCAGCGGCATCATCATGGGAGGAACCACCCTCACGGAAACCATTACCGTCACAGGGGGAGCCGGTCCGACCTTCCTCCCGGTGGTAAACGCTACGGGCTTCCCATCCCATGGAAAGCTTAAAGTGGGCAATCAGGTTCTGAAATACGAAGGGGTAAACATAGCTGAAAAAAAGATTGGTCCAATTACGGGATATTCCGGTACCGCCACCATCACCTCCAAGGTGCCCATAGTGCTCCTTGCGGGTAACGTAATTCCTCCGGAAGCAATCGTTAAAACCGCAATCGGCCCCTCCCAGACGGAAGCAGTTGATCGTGGCCTCGTCCGAGCAGAAGGCACGGGCACCGAAGTTGGCTGGTCTCCTGGTGGAGATCGCGGACCAGACGTGGTTATTGAGTTTTAGCCGTCCAATTGGATATGAGCTAATAAACCGTTCTCATCTAGAGAATAATACTTGATGAGTAACTACGTTCCGCCCGAGGTCACCATTGCTGAAGAAGCGGCGCCTCCTCAGATATCCCCAATTATCGCTTCGCCATCGGATGTACTTCTGGTAGGCCCCACCCAGGGCTACCAAACTCGCCAGGAAACAGTTACCTTAACCACGCCGGGAACCCAGATCCCCCTTCCCTTCCTGGCCTCCCTTAACGCCAACGTAGCTTCCTCAGCCAAGCTAATTAGCGTGGTTTCGGTTACCAACTACCTAAAACCAACCCCGGAAGAATACAAATTAACCACCGATTACACCGTTAACACGAGCACCAACTCAATTGGTATCGCTGCGTCGGGTTCCTCCATCCCCAACAACACGCTGGTTCTAGTCACCTACAAGTGGATCCCGTCCTCCTACTTCTTCCCGCAGCGCTTTACAGACATTGGCTCTATCAGCCAGATGTATGGCCCTGCCTTTGATACCACTGGCTCGAAAATCAACTCACCCCTTACCTTCGCCGCCAGCCTAGCGCTCTCAAACGGCTCGGGATCTGTAATCCTCCAGCCCCTATTTAAGAACGAAAGCGACCCTCCTGGGCCTACGACCCCGAAGCTTCAGCCGACTGCCGAACAGATCGCTGAACAAATCACATGGTCTGATTCACTAAGTCTCGCCAAGGGACTTGTAGAAAACGTAGATGTGGTGGTCCCCATCATCGGGCAGTCCATGGAAGGGGTCACCGACAGCGTACAGTTCCAGATCTACCAGAGCACCCAGGCCTTCTTGCAGCAGTTCAACCAGGAACAGGTTTACTCCCTAGCCATCTTCGGAGACGACTCCTCTGCGAGCACCGAACGAGGACAGATGGCAAAGATTAGGGAAAATGCCACGACCCTTAAAGGCAGCTACGGGGGCAAGCTCAACCAGCAGATGGTGTACCTCAACACCTCCAACTTCCAGGTTGCTCTGCCTAACCCAAGCGGTACGGCAGCACGTTATCTATCGGTTGGTGGACAGTACATGGCTGCTGCTATCGCTGGCGCCATCGCTAGCCGTCCGGTCTCTGCTTCGATGACCCGCAAGGGCGTCGGAGGCTTCACGGCTGTACTCGATCAGCGCTCCCTCGCAGACAAGAACATCGATGGTGGCCTAGGTCTCTTCGTAGTCGAGCAAATCGGAGGAAACATCCGTTGCCGCCACGCAATTACCCTCGACACGAGCAGTGCAGCACGCAACGAGGTCTCCGTGGTTCGAGCCAAGTTCAACATGATCTCCTCCATTCGGGAAACTCTCGAAAACCAGATCATCGGTCAGATCATTGCAGACGCTCATTCCCCCTTCGTGGTGCGCTCAGCCATCGTAGGCGTCCTCTCGGCCCTACAGAGCGCAGGTTCGATCCTTGATTACTCCGCTGTTAAAGCTGAAATCTCGGCCATTAACCCGACCACCATTAGGGCTAGCTTCTCCTACCGACCGGCCTTCACTCTTAACTACATCGAAATCGTCTTCTCCCTCAATCTCTCGGCCCAGACCGTTGAAGTTGAAACCGGAAATACAAGTACTTTATAGAGCATATCGACAGGTAATTAGCGATGGCGGATCCAGTATTTCAGAACAGAGCACGAGTAGGTGGTTCAGGCTTTACGATTTTCTCATTCGGAGGCCAGCCAATCACCTTCTGTTATCAGGTAGCTCATACCTCGGCCACCCCCGTAGGCGGAGGAATGTCTGCCATCCATCCTATGGATGAGCCCTACCCCATTCAGATCATTACTCCTGCCGCTGCTGGCGCAGGACAGCTAACTCTCAACATGTACGAGCTATTTGGTAGCGGAGGAGAATCGTCCAAGGTCTGGGATCGCCTAGGAGCAGGCCTCGGAGGATCGGCCACTAGCCCGTTCGGTGGCTCAGGTCCCACCAACACCTCGACTCAGCTAAACATCGGCAGCGATGGTGTCTTCAACGGCGAAGGCCACAAAGCCGTAGACATCGTAGACATTTTCATCAAGCAGGCCAAAGCAAAACCAGAGCAGATGCAGATCGTGAAGATTGTGCGTCCAGCAGGTGCAGGGGGAGCAGCTACCCCCTACACAGAAGAGTTCCATGGCTGTGTAATCACCAACGTAGTAGACGGTGAGCAGATCGAAGTTGGCACCATGGACATCATTAAGCAAATTACCGTAGCATACCGTTACCCGACCAGGAACGGCGGACCGTCTCTCGGATTTAAGTTCCGAGACGGTGCTCTCTAATTTAGAATTACCAAGTTAAGCCCTCGTAAGAGGTGAGGTACATATGCCCGATACAGTAGAGTCTTCCAACCCTTTTGCGATCTTTTCTGAGCGCGTCCGTGAGCCTATCGAAGGTCTGGCCCATATAGGCCACCTAGAGAAGCCAATCGATTTCTGTGGGCATACGTTTGTCCTCAAGACATTGCGCCCAGGAGAGAAAGCGGCTGTCGCTGTGGCAGCTAAGGAGTGGCGAGAAACCCTCGCTGAGTCCGAAGTCTATGCCAATGCCCATGTCGGGCTAGCTCTAGTGAGCGTAGACGGCAACGATGCCTTTTGTCCTCCCGCTGGGCCAGACATGAACACCTACGCTCGCGCGAGGCTGAATTACATCACCAATCCCTCTACCGGCTGGCATCAGCCTACCTTGGATTTCCTCTTCAACTCCTATCTGGCGTTGGAAGAGGAGGCATTACGAGCTATCGAAGAGTTCCAGGATTTAGCAAACAGGAGTCAGCAGCCCTCACAGCCCTCTGCCGACTCCTTGACCGACTCGGGCACTTCGAGCAACGAGATCACTGGGGACGACCAAACCTAGGCCTGCTGCAAATCGAGCTTCTGAAGTATTACATGCTCCAGGAGGACAAGGCGGAGGAACAAAGCGCCGAGGCCGAGTTCGAAACAAAGCTGTTCTTCTATCGTCCGGATCTTTACGAGACGAAATTCAAGGAAGATGAACACGTCAATGAGGAAGGCATCCATGAACCTCGAACGGAGGAGGAGTTCAAGGCAATGCTCGAAGCCTGGAATCAAGAAGGCTTGGACTTAGGTTAAAACTCGAAGTTAATATGCGATGGCAGGCCCAGAGGGAAATCCCGAGCTACCTACCGATCCTTCAAAAAGGCAGGATGCAAATGTCCGTGCCCTTCAGCACCTCTCTCGGGTTGTTGAAGATTTAACAAATACCCTTGTCTCCCAGCGGGCGGGCCAAGGTCTTCCTCCAAGAGATCCATTCGCAAGGGGGGTCCAGGGAGGCAGCGAAGAAGCAGCTTCACAAGCACATCGGGAGACGTTGGCTGCGCAACCACCCGGAAAGGCAAGCCCCCATGCCTCGTTTGTATATGGGAACAACCCTACTCCAGAAGCTGGTCCCCTCGTCCCCCTAGCCGCTATTTCTCCACTTCAAGCTATCAAAGCTATGAGGAATCGAGCCCCCGGCGAAGGGCGAATTGAAGGAGCATTTAACATTCGTAAGCGCCAGCCTCCCGCCCAAGGCGCTGGTGAATTAAGTCCCAGCGCTTCTATTGCGACGGGGGAAGGCTACGACCAGGAGAAAATGCAGACTAACCTTGGTAGCAGCATTACTGAAACTGGAAGTCGGCGCGGTCCCCGTTCCTCCATTCTTGGGAATATGTCTCAAGAAGAAACAGAAAAAATGGAAAGGGAGGGCTTCTGGATTCCCCAGTTTGGTGAGTGGCAGCTAGATACCAAGCTCAGGATGGCTCGCGACTGGGCGGGTCTCGCGGCATTGCGCCATCCAGAATCTACTGCTGGTAAGTTGCTAGGTGGCGCCTCCGAACTTGCTAATTATGGTTATGCTCAGGCCGCCAAGATCCAGGTAGCCAAAAACACCTTCCAGAAACTCCAGGCTTATGGCACCGGGGCTATGACCCAGGGTGCTGAACTAGGTTACTCCCCTCAGGGCGGCATTGGACCTAGCAATATTGCAGGCTTCAGAAACCCCCTCGCATACCTAACCTCCCCTGCCGGTAGGCAGGGTCTGGGAATGAATCTGGATGCCTGGACCATGGCTCGGCTGGGCACAGGAATGTCCCTCACCCAATCGAAAGAAATTTACAATAGTTTGGCTGGTATGGGGTTCTCTAATCAGGAAGGGGGCTTCTTGGGATTGACTACCGGAGGGGATCTCAACAACATTGCCACCCGCTTCATGGCCCCTCTCGTTCGCCAAGGAGTTAAGCCCGAGGTGGCTGCCCAATTCACTGAGTCGCTGAAGACAGGCCAGGTCAGCATTTCCGAATTAACCAACTCGCTTCAGGGTCTCACTGACGTAGCAAAGGAGACACGCCAGACGGTTACCCAAACGGCCGCAGGCATTCAAGAATATGCTCAGGCGGCAGTTGGGTTAGGGGCAACCCCCACCCAGGGCTATCGGGGCGGCCTGTCCTTCTCAACCGTTACGGGACTACCGGCGCAAGTAGGAGCCCAAAGTCTATCTAATCCGATTCTTCAGGCTAAAGCAATGGCTCGCTACGGAGTGCTCCCAGAAAACATGGGCCTACTTCCTGGTTCGGCTGTTTCTACCAACATCACAAAGACGATGGAAGAACTAATGCCAGACTTTAGCCACCTACCCCCTGTTCGAGATCCCGAAACAGGAGAAGTAATTGCTAGCGGTGAAACTCAGGCATTCGGTCTCTTGTCGCAACGATTGGGAATTCCCGTTCAGCAATTGCGAGCCATGTGGGCAAAGAGAAAGTATGCAGCGAAGGCTGGTCGAGTTGATCGAATCCTAGAACCGAGTAGCCAGTGGAATCAAGGAATCACTAAGGATGAGAAAGAACTTGTAATCCAACGAGAATCCACCCATCACTATAAACAGAAACTTGCCCACCAAGAAGAACTGCTCAAAGGGGCCTATACGGGCGCCAATCTCCAGAAAGAACTCGAAAAACTCAGAAGTAAATACAACAGACATGAAGGGGAATTTGCTGGCGGTGGCTGGGTTAATCTAACCCCAGAACAGGCAGCGAAATTACGCAAGGGTGATTGGAAGCACGGCATTATGGGTTCCGATCAGGTCGCCCATTGGATGAAACAAATCGGCGTGGATCCCAAGGAAGTCGCAGAATTTGCTCACGCCAAAGTGCGCGATCAATCCAAGATCGAGAAACGCATTATGACGAAGTGGGGCAAACGGGACATTTCTTCAACAGGAGAAGTTACCTCGGGCGGCGTCACCATCGGACTCACTCCATATGCTAGGAAATTCTTCAAACTCAAGGGCGGCTCGGAAGAAAAAGCAGAAGAAAGAAACGCTGGCACCTCTCTACCAACATCTACGCCAGCCTCAGCAGGCGTGCCGTCGCAATACGGTGAATAATGCCTGAACTCCATTTCAGTCACCCGCAGATTAAGGATCTCGTCATCAAAAAGGGGATCGATGAGGTCCATTGGGGCTACAACCTTAACGTAGCCAATTTCCCTACCTATGGGGGTGAAGTGGTTCAGATCCTCAGTGTTTACATTGATGATCTCATAATGGGTGGAACGGTGGCTACCTACAAAGAAGCTGAGGCCATCTACTCCTACTTTGCCCAGTATTTCACCATTGCCAGCCAGGGATCTACGGGTACCGGGAGCTACAACCAGACCCCTATGACGCTTACCTATGCCCCTCGTGGCTGGACCTTTTCCATCCAGCCCCTGGGTGCCCCAGGCTTCATCTATGACCTCGAAACCATAGCCCCAGAGTGGCAATTGCAAGCTCACATCAAAGACGAAACAGCGGGCAACTACGAAACCCTTCAGGAAATGATTCAGCTTACCAAGGATGGCTTTCTTTCCAAACAAGGAGGCGAACCTTTTCCCCTTAAGGGAATCATCTCGGCGGCCCAACGGGATCCGCTCTCCAACCCCTTTGTCACGCCGCTTAAGCAGAACCAAAAGAACCACAAATTTGAAGGCTTCAGTCAGACTGAAAAAGAAGCCACCCTTAAGAAGCTGGCTGATTACTACAACAGTTTGCTGCCCACTTACCTCGAAGGCAACTGGGAATCGCTCTGGGACAACATCGGGGCCTCTGGTCCAGCCACGCCTAAACAGTCCAATCTAGAAAAGACGGGCAAATAATGGCTGAATATCAGGGAGGGACACCGTTTAAACCCCCTACAGGCCCACAAGGCGTCTCTAAGGGCTACGACATTGAGGCTGCCCGTCTCCACGGTTCTCGTCGCGAGGAGGCCTTAGAACACCGTAACGCACTGTTACACGACGGGTCTGGATACGTTGAGTTCTACTGCAACGGAATTGAGTTCAATCAAGCATTGGCGGGCAAGACGGTCCAAAGCAAAAACGTTAGGGACTTCTACGCCCATAATATTCAGATTCCGCCCATGATGGTCAGGGGTCAATGTCTGGACCAGGAGGACTACGGCACGGTAGTGGAGTTCATTCACCAGGCCCAACGTAACTCGCTGGGAGGGTCACTGATAGAACTGACCGTGGACGGCCACGGGAGCGATCTCACCCAAGGGGACGGCAATGTGACCCTCAAGGGAGCCCACAAACCCTTCAAGGGTCACGGATATATCCCAAAGATGCCTCGCAAACACGAACGCTTTGTTTACGCTCCTGAATTTCAATTCCAATTCATCGTAGTTACATCTCTAGCCGGTCTCTACACGAACATCATCAGCGAAGAACCAGCCGAGCGAACTTGGCTTGAAATCATGAGCACCTTAACTCAGCAAAAGCCCAAGCGGGAAGAAGCGGAAGCCCAAGGAGAGGAAAAGGCAGGCGAATTCGTAGGCAAGCTTGGCGATAAGCTCAAGAAGGTATTTGAAAATGGCTTCTAATGCATCGAGCGCACAGAGGCTAGTGACGGCACCGAAGTGCTGGGCCTTTACTAAGGATTCCAGTGGGACCATCTACGACATATCGAGCCATGTCACAGCAGGTAAAGTCAATCGGCTGATAAATCAGGTCTCAACAGCAGAACTTACGCTCAGGAACCCCAATAAGATATTCACCAATCCAAACAGGGGTGTCGTGTTTCACCCCATGGATCCCATTACCATCTTTTTGGAGCGTCTACGAGGCCATCCCGTACAGGTCTTCACGGGCTTCCTGGATGAAACTCCCTACTGGCAAATGTATCCGGGGGAGATTACCCTCAAGGCCTCATGCACCCTTAAGCGCCTGCTCCATACCTACTACAACCCTGGGCTTCCTTACTTCATCAGCTTCCTCCAGCAGTTCGGATGGACCCAGGGACCGCAAGAGGGCACGGCGGCTAACTTTCAAAACATTGTTGAAACCTCACCGTTTCAACTTGACAACAAGAAGATCGCCAAGGCCGAAGAAAAGCTCATTAAAACGGGGGCTACTCCCAACGAAAAAGGAGCGCTCAATGATACCTCCTTGGGCCGTCTCCTGTGGGCCATCCTCTTCTACATCGCGGGCATTCAGGATGAAAACATCTACATCGAGTCGCTGCCCACCAACATAGGCCAAACGGTCAGCAAGCTCACCAAGGGGTTTATAGAAGGTCAGAAGGTCGAGGGAGAACAGCTTCAGGTCTTCCTGAAGGAAATCATGGGCACAAGCTCCCAGGGCTCTGGTGGTGGCGAAGGAGCCGCAGTAGAAGGATCGGGGGATGTTAAGGATCCCAAAAAGGTAACTGAAATAATGGCGTCCACCGCCAACAAATACCATCTTCCCCCAGAATTTGTAATCACCACTTCTCTCTGTGAGTGCGGCTGGAACCAGAGCGAGATTAACGGCAGTAATAAAGCGGGAGCTACCGGATGGTTCCAGTTTACGTCATCCGAACCATATGGTCACGACACGCCTGCTGTGAATTTTCCTCAGGATGCGCAAGATACCCAGAAGGCCGCTGATACTTTTTGTAAAGCTGTGGTGGCAAGATGCCACGGGAAAATGCCCTCTGAATCAGAATGGAACCGATTTGCATTCATAACAGTTCAGGCGGCTGGTCCTCCTGGAGAAGGATATACGGACTGGAATAGCCGACTTCCCCAAGCAAAGAAACTTATCACCCAATATGCGAAGAATGCCTCTTTTGGACCTGGCCTAGAAGAATCTGGTGTAGAAACCCAACGCGGCACTACTGATAAAAGCGAAAAGAATACCCCTGGTAAGCGTACTCGCATCGACGCAATGATCAGCGAGGCCGCAACCATTTCCAATAGGAACTATCCTTACGCCTGGGGAGGAGGCCACGCCTCGGCGGGAAAACCATCCTCGGGAGGAGAAGGGGTAGGTGGCACAGGGCCTAATGTAATTGGATTTGATTGCTCGGGCAGCGTAGCAGCGGTGCTAGCGGCAGGAGGTGTTATCAGCGTAGGAAGCTCTGTTGGGTCCTCGGGTGAATTTGGTCACTATCAGTCATCGGCTACTGCATCAGGACCGGCCCCCTCCAATGCTAATCCCAGTGTATCTGTTTACTATAACTCTACGCATGCCTGGATGACCATTAACGGTCAATACTTCAGCACGGGATGGAATAAAAACCCCAAGGGTGGTGCCGGTTGGGGTGGAAAGAATCCGTCCGAATGGCCTAGCGCATCTGGTAGCTACGAATCCTTCCACTTCACCACAGCCTTCCTCAACGAACCCTTCACGAGCAAAGCTCCTCCGCTTACAGGAGGATCCACGGCAACAGAAGGGGAAGGCAAAACGGGAGCAATCGATCCGCTGGTGGCAGGTAAGGTAGCCGCCTTCACGGGGGAAATCACCTTCCCAACCGTTGCGGAAATGGCCGAGGCGCAGATCCTCTCGGGACAGAAGGCCTTAATGCTCAATGTGTCTCTATTCCCCTTCGTACAACAGGTAGCTCAGGCCTCGATGCGCAGCTTCATGTCGCTGCCCAACGGTGACTTCTATGCCTTCTACCCCGATTACTTCGGAGAATTTGGTCAACACGAACCCTACTGGAGGGTACGCGATCTGGAGGTTTTGGATGGTGGGATTAATCTAAATGATGAAGCCCTAGCCACCCACGTATTCGCCGTGGGAGATAACACTTGGCCTGCGAACGAAAAGCTCCTCAACGAGCTTCAGTCCACAGCCAGCGTTAACATCTTCAATGCCTTCGGTCAGGGAGGAATAGTCGATCTAAAGCTCCAGAATCTGAAGTTTGACGAAGAAAATACCACTCCAAAAGCTGCAAAGGGTGGCAAGCCAGCCAAATCCAAAAAGGGTGGTCTGGAAGCCGTTATGGATGTCCACGATGCCGAATCGTTCCTCGAACGTTATGGAACCCGGCCTGTCGTCATGGATGTACCAATGGTGCGATCACCTATGTACGAGATCCTTCTGGCCTACCAGGGATTCTGCCTTGCCTGGTCCTCCCAGTTCCGCACGCCGTTTAAATTCACCTTCATGCCCGAGCTATTCCCTGGCGGCAAGGTGGAATTCGAAGGCCACGGCCTCCAGATGTATATCGAAGCCGTAAGCCACAGTTGGGATCTCGAATCTGGATTCACTACCGACGCTACTCTGGCGGCCCCCTCCTTAACCAAGGGGGCTTCCTCCGCCAGGTACAAGGAACTGCCGGAAGACATGGTGTCGGCCCTAGTTGAGCCAGTGCGGAGCAAGAAATAATGCTTAAGAACCATATAATGGCATCCCGGAGATTGCCTTGTGAAATCGTGGCCGTCAATCCCAGCACAGATACCCAGAGTAGGGTGCAAGGAGTGACAAGGGTAGGCCCGGTTCACATTGCTGTCTTTACAACCGACCCCTTCTTTAGATG